AATTTCTACGTCTTTAGTATTTTCCATTCTTCTTGCCTTTTTTCTTGACTTTAATTTTTTTAACCTTTGGTTTAACCATCTTTGATTTACTACCATATTTCATACTACTACCTCCTTTGTACAGTGATGGAAAATTTACTCTTAACATAACTAATATAGTAACTAATTTTAAAAAAAACACAATTAATTAAATAAAACCTTGTTTAAGGGTTGACTTATGTATCTACAAAGATTATATTAATTTTAAGACATTAACGAATAACAAAATTTGGAGAAAAAAATGCAGACAGTTTTATCAAAAGAAATAGTAGGTTATGGTAGATACAATAGTTATGTAAATAAAAAAGGTCATCCTACTAACATTCAGTATAGCTTCGAGAGAATAACTACTAACAATCCATCATTACATATATATGGTTGGGATACAGACACACCAATATGGAATATTAATTATACAGAAGATGGTTATAATTATAAAACAGTTGGTTGTGTCACTGCTTTCCCTATGGATGAGGTACAAGCATCAATTAAGACTTCTAGTGGTGTTGACTTCACTGTAGCTAGAAACGATCCCTATGAGGCTTTCGTAGCTATTGTAGATGCAGTTTCAGCTACAACTACAGAAGAAGAAGATCAAGCATTTTATCAACAATATGGTTATTAAGGGAGATTGACTATGAGATATTTAGAAGTAGAAAGTATTTGGGATAAGCATGGCGATAGTATTCTAGATAGAAGGAGTGAGCACCAAGAGCTTACTTTCAATGTAAATCACAACAGAGGCACATCTAAGTGTTACCTTTTTGAAGATCAGAAAGAAGATAAGATTTGGATTATGTCTGTGGGTGCTTGTATCAAGTCTCACTATTCAGATGCAGATTATGCAGAGACTGAAAGGTTATCTAAGACTTTACCTCTTAATCATGGCGATGTAGTTCGCATTAAGACAAGAGGTAGTAAAGAATATAGAATCCATGTGAATGGCAACTATTCTGATCTAGGTTACTTAGTGCCAATCAAGAACTAAGTTAAATTTTGAGTGCTAGGCATACTGCCTAGTGCTCCTATCTGCTCTTCTAGTCCTAGAACTGCACCACCCATAGTAAATAAAGATAATCCTTTTAATACTTTTTCTTTCAGTTCTGGTGTGATTGTAATGGCTATAGACTTTTGATTTTCTATACTATCTAGGTTTTTAACATATCTTTGTGCATCTTCTAATGTATCAAACCCAGCTATAGGTCTATCTGTTCCAACTCTTGATACAAAATATCGTCTATCCATAGCACTACTTCCTCTCATAAATATTGTATGAAAATCATTTGGTGCTATCTCAACTTCTTTTATACCTACATTCTTCTTTCCAGCGACTTCTTTTGCCATCTTTGGTATTATATTATCGTAAAAATCTTTGAGCTTTGGGTTTCCCCATCTATCAACTTGTATTTGACCAGGCGAGAATGTAACAGAATCATAATTACCTTCAACTGCTTTCTGTAATAGTCTTTTTATGCCTAATCTTGTCCAGTCCTCAGTATTATCAACTAAATCTCCACCAGGTACGTTACCTTGTAATTTATTATATGTTTGTGTTAAATCATTTCTTAAATCATCAGCGAATCCAGCAAAGGTATCTAAATCTGGGAATGCATTGTTATGCCTACTTTTACTCAAATCATATCTTGAGTATTGTATATCTTGCAAAGCTGAACGTAAAAGATTTAACTGTTTTTCTTTATCTAAGCTATTAAAATCAATCCTATTAGGTACTTTTCCTATCTGATATAATTGACTTACGCCACCTATATTTCTCATAAGATTTAATGTTTCTATATCATTTCTTATTGGATTATTTGGGTCACTTAAAAACTCTATATAGTCTGATAACTTCATAGTTTTATATTCATCTGGCATTCTACTTGCTTCAAAGTCTAAAAAGTCATCATTATCAAGTCTTGCCCTGCCTGACGATGACTGTCTAGAAAAATAGTTTATTTGATCCTGATTTAAGTCACTTCTTAATGGTATTCTTATTGGTGGTTTCCCTGGATTTTTTAACTGATAAAGATATTCTTGTTCCATACTTTTTAGTTTGACAGGTAAATCTGTAAATACATCAATGACTTTATCATTTAATTCTTTGTATTTTGCTACTGTTTCATCAAAGTTTTTACCAGAACTAAATCCATATTTTCTACCTTGTTGACCTCTATCTGACTGCAACTCCTCTGTGTAAAGAGTTTTACCACCATCTGTAGTAGTTCTATCTTTTGTTCTTACATGAAATATAGGATTAAAATCTTCATAATGTATCTGATTTTGAAAATCATCTGGCTTCACATATTCATTTCTCATAGCCATAGTTGGATTAAATGACTGCCTTCTCAATACATATTCTTTATAATTAGTGCCACCTTTTTGTGTGTTATCTGCAAATCTAGCATCTGTACTTATATAATCGCCATTGTTTATAGCAATACCTTCAGTAGCTACTGTAGCTTCGTTTATATTTCCCTTTTGAGCTATTTCATCAAATCTAAAACCTTCTAACGTCTCATGCTCATCTATAAGTGCTCTAGCTTGTTCTGATTGCTCAATATCAAATATATCTGTATTTGGTCTGTATGTTAGAAAATTTTCTCCATTTTCATCATATACAATCTTATATCCAGTTTTTGTGTCTTCCAACACTCTTGTTGAAACTGTTCCATCAGGTATATCATTTAAATCCACACCATCCATACTATCTAATTCGTTTTGACTATATTTGTTAAACTCTGGTGTTTTGTATTCTAGTTTTTTTGTTATATCTTCAAATATTAAGTTACTGCTTACATCGCTACCAACATAAGTCCTTTCTTGTAACTGCAATCTATTTAAATCAATATTATCTAATATATCTTTTTTGGTGACTTTATCTCTTTTAAATAACTCCTCTAAGCCAGTATCATATAACTCACTATCTTTTACGCCTTTATTCTTAAAGAAAGCCAAGAATTGTTCCCCTGATCCTTTCTTTTGTTGCATAGTATTAGCAACCTCTTCTGACTTATAATAAAATCCTAAGTCATCTACCTTTCTAGGGTTTACCATAGCCATACTTGGTGCTTGTAGTTTAGTATTAGCAATCATCTTAGGTTGTACTGTAGGTTGCTCTAATATTGATGAAAATGCACCTATCTTTGGTGTAGTATCGCCTTTTACTTTATCACCAACTGACTTTGCAAACTTTTTTAATGGATTACCAAATACTCTGTTAGCCAACAATCCAAAAGGCAATGGACTAAGCACATCTAAACCTATCATTGCACCACTGTACAATTGACCACTTAAACTTCCAGCTTCTCTTGCTCTTTTAAACTCATCTATGTCTTGAGGTAAATCGTAAACTAAAGGTGCATAAGGTGTAAAATCTAAAACTCCTGCACTGGCAGCGGGATCATATCTATCCCTACCTATTAAATCTCTAGCAAATCTTGTTGATGTTTCTGGCTTTAGTCCTAGATAAGATAACATCTCTTGTGTTTTTTTTGTGTCTTTATCTCTTTGTGATGGCTCAAGTGATTTTAAAGGCAGTCCATACAGATCTTCTCTCTGCTTTTGCATATCCATATACTTTTGATCAGATAAGCGTTCTGTTTCTCTACGAATACTAGCGTCTGTAGTTCCATATGGCGTGAATGCATTCTCAGCCATTAAACTTGTCCACCACTTAATTCTCTAGCTAATATCTGTAAAGTTTCTTTAAAACTCTTGTCAAGTTTCTTTGCGGCTTGTGCAAACTTCTTTGGACTTACCTCTTCTGTAGATAATCCTTTTTTATTTAGAAATGTTTTTGCCGCTCTGATCTCAGCGTTTGCAACTTTTTTAACTTTACTTCTAGCCATAATTACTCCTCACCAAAGTCTATTCCTATTCTCTTAGGATTTAGCGGCCCGTCTACGTTCTCTGATCCTCTTAGGTATCTTATATCAGCAGAGATAAAAGGTCTATTGGATTGATACGCTTCTACCATTCTATGATTACCTTCTGTAATAAAAGGAACTCCATCTTCTCTTACATGAATTAGTATTCTTTCGCCACCTTCATCAGCCTTACGATAACCTTCTTTAGCTATGCTTTCTTTTAATCTTTCTAATTGTGGACTAGACATTCTATATTTTTCTTCTCCAGCATGACCTTTTATGTTGAATATTTCTTTTGGACTTAATTTAATATTATCAGCAAAGCCAGTCACTCCACTTACATTGCCTATAGTTATATCCTCTCTTGGTTTACCATAATTTTTTACTAGATCTTCTATGTATTCGTTATTTTCTCTAATTTTTTTTTCAACGTATGTTTCGCCAGTCAACACATCTAAAAATTGTGGATTATCTATTCTAATAGTTGCACCCTTTCTTAGATCATTTAAAGACTTGGGTAATGCACCAAATAGTTCTTCAATACCTTTTTTTACTATAGGCTTTACCATTATGTGCCCTCATCCAAGCCTGCTAGTGCTCCTATAGTGCCCACAGAGGCATATGGAACAATAGTTGCTAGTATCTCGCCACTCTTAGCCTCTTTAGGATCAAACTTAGCGTATAGGCTTCTTACATCGCCTTTATCTGGATTAAACAAACCTACTGTCCCAGCTTCGCTTGTTCTATATCCTGTAAATCCTAGCTCTTTTAGTTCTTTTTGTATTTGTGGTCTTTCAAGGATAGACCATTCTCCAGATTGAACTCTATTTAGAAGTTTATATTCATCACTTTCGTCAGAGAACTTTGCTAATATTTTTTCTTCTAACTTGTCAAAATCAACATCGTCTTCAAAATCAAATAATTTATCTGTTTTAATTTTAACTGGATATATTCGTGATGCAGATAAAAATTCTTCATCTGTTTTTGGATTATACACAGTATCAACATCAAAGTCTGGATATTGACCACTACCCATATTTCTTTTTTGTCTGTTATATTCTGCTTGTGTCATTATTCTTTTATCTTGCAAGACTTGATTAGCTAGTTCTTTGTCACTTGTAAAATAAGTTGCACCTCTTGTGTCTAGAGGATCAAATATACTGTCTTGACCATAAGCACCTTTTTCTATTGACATTTGAGGATCAAATTTATCTATGTCCTCTATGGTGGAATGATAGTAAATGTTAGGATCAAAGGTATCAAAGTATTTTTGGTTTTTCTTAGGTAAAGCTCCACGCCTTATTTCACTTCTGAAATAATTTTCAATATCATCCTTACTACTAAATGGATTACCAACAATCTTGTTTTGTTTCGCACCTTGTTTCACAAGTTGTCTTAAAGCACCTATATTCATGCTACCAAGCCTTACATGACCAATACCTAGCCTTTGTTTTCGGTCCAGGTGTGTCACAGTTATGTCTAGCTCTGAAACTCTTTCTATTACCTTTTTGGTTTTTCTTGATCTTCATATTAGGATCACCAAAAGTTACACGCTTTATTCTATCTCCATCAGTAACATAAACCACAGACTTCTTTTTGCCATAGGATGTTTCACCTTTAGCAATACGTCTAGGTTTGTTTAGTGTAACCTTTTTGCCCTTATAGGTAGCCATTACTTCTTCTTTTGTGCTGACGTATGTACTGTTTGTATATCAAATGAAGCCTTTTTAACTGCACCTTTATGTGGCTTATACTCGCCTTTCATTAACTTGAATCCGCTGCCAGACTTCATCCAATGAAAACCTTTAGGTGCTTCAACTGCTTTTTTTGCCATTTTTTTTCTTCCTTTTCACTATTGTTTTTACGTTTGTAGGTTTACCACCAACTCCTTGAGCTTTTGATCTCTTTCTTGTTACTGCAGACTTAATCTGTGATTTAGACATAGCGTTTGCTTTTGCTCTAGGCACACACTTAGGATATTTTCTCTTGGCATCTTTCTTTTGTTTTGTCCTACCACACTTGGCAAAGCCACCACCTTTCTTCTTAGAGCCAATATCTACCCAATCTTGTTTAAACCACTTTGTAAGTCCACCACTAGTCTTTGCCATTATGCTGACCTATAGCCTCCACCTCGTTTTTTGTATGTCCGAACAAGCCAGGCATTTGCATATGCGGAGGGATAAACATCAAATTTACGTTTTGCTTCTGCTTTTACTCTAGCATATAACGCTTTATTTGTAGGTATAGAACCTTTCTTTTTTGTGCTTTTCTTTTTCTTAACTGCCATATCAACTCCTATGTAGCTGGTATTAATCTTTGTGCATACTCATAGGCTTCTTTATCGCCTAGATTTCTTTTTATTTCTAAGAATTTAGATGCTTCATCTATTAATTGTTGGTCAACTGGCTGAACAGGCAAGTCCATTTGCAGTTTTCTTTGATCTGCGGGCATTGCCTTTAACGTACCAAAACCTTTGCCTTCTGCTCTAACATTCTTCATAGGCTCTCTAAGCATGATAGTTCTTGGTATTCCAGTTCCAAAAGTAAATACTTCTGCTCCTGGTGCTTTAGATATCTTTGTGTCGTATGATGGGTGTGTGCTAGGTGTCATGCCTGACTTAATGTCTGAAAATCTGCCACCCATGCCTAGAAAATCCTCTGCTATTAATCCTGGGTTTGTAACTGCAAATCTCAACTGACCTATGTTCGGGCCGCCAGCATCTTGTACTTTTGCCTTATCAAATGCTTTCACCAATTCACTTCTAGGTGATCCTACTAATCCTTTAAAATAACTTTCAAACTCATTCATATTGTTTAAATTTGGCATATTTGCAAAAGGAGTTTTACCATCTTTTACTTTATTACGAATTGCATCAGTAATATCATCAAGTTGTTTTCTTGATAATTTTTTTGCTTTTAATGATTCAATTATTAAGTTTGCAGTATCTAATGAAAAATCACCACCAGATGCACCCATAGCAGTTGTCATGCCAACTGGCTTACCACCCATCTGTTCTACTGTCTCTACAGTCTTATTGATATCCTTCATAACTGACATCATTGAAGCCCAGCTTTGATCTTTGTCATCCATGAATTGAATACCACCACTTGTTCTGACTGGGTTTTCAAAATCTATATCACCTATTCCAGTTATAATAACGTCTCTACTTGACCTATCTCCAACTAATGGAACAATCGTTTTACCTTTTAGCAAAGATGCATCTGAAGCAAGTGTAGGATCTTTCTGTATTGCACCCACTTGTGCTCTCATGGAAAAGTCTTTAAGTGGATCTCTTTGTGCTCCTTTTAATTCTGTAAAATCCATTTGAAAAGGTAATGGGTTTTCATAAAGAAAGTCTTTCATTCTAAATTTTTCAGCACCAACGCTTCTCAAATCTTCGCCAGTAATCTCAAATTTAGGCAAAGCACCAAACTTTTTAATTAAATCTTCGCTTGTATTGCTAATATTACCTAATGCTCCAAGCTCATTACTGCTAAATAATGGTTTAAAGTTCTTAGTTAAGAATTGCTTTACTAGATTTCGTACAATGGGATCAGCCATTTATGCCATCTTTGTTTTAGTCTTTTTTTTCTTTTTCTTTTTAAGCATGGCTAATTTTTTAAAATCAGCACCAGTCAACTTGTTTCTTGGCTTTGCTACGTTGGCTATCTTCTGTTGTTTTTTTGAGTATACTTTTCCTGGCATGATTATAATCTCCCATAATAAAGTTCAGTTGCACCATATACTTTAAGTTTTTTCATAAGATCAGGAATATCGCTGGCAAAAAAATCAAAGTTATGTCCACTTGCATAATATCCATTACCCTCTTTGAAAACACTAATAGCATCTTCTAAATTTGGACCGATGAATTGAGCTATTACTCCATAATCCTCGCCCACTTGCTCAACCCTACCTTCTGGCATATCACTTAATGGGATAGCCTTTTGTAAATTTGCTAAAGCACCAATATCATTTGGTATATTTTGCATATCTACATTCCTATCTTTGGTGATGAATGTCCTAGTATCTCATCCATGACACTTCTCATATCGCCACTATCAACTTTCATTACTTTGACTTTCATGCCATCACCCATGTGCTCTTCTTCCATTTCTGTTTCTTCTTCTTCGTCTGGAAGAACCATACCTTGGTAACATAACAATAGAAAGTTAACTAACTGATCTGGTGTTAACTCCAATCCTGGCGAATCGTGAGAAAACCCCATCTTTTCCATAAATAGTTCAGCATTCTCTTCCATATTCTCTACGTTAATATCAGCCATATTTTACTCCTTTTTTAAGTTTAATATTTACAATAAGACCAAGTGCATAACATACACCTTCGCCTATTTTACTTATAACCTTTACAACCTTATTGTTCTTGCCATATCTACCTTTGGATAAGTCAAAAGCCATTTGTTTTGCCCATGCTAGTGCTAAAGGTTTAACTATTTTATATGTAAAGCCTTTATACCTTAGTTTTGTAGCTACATACTTACCCCATAAACAATATCCACGATATACATTAGGGTCAACTCTCTTGCCATAAACTTGATCATATTTGTAGATATATTTTTTCATTTCACCCATTTCATAGAGTGCAGTACAAATATAAGTTCCATCACCACCACTTCCAGATGCCTCTTGATTTTCTCTTGTAACTGCTTTGGCAAAATTAGGATCGTATCCCTTCATGTTTGTTACGTTAGTTTGATTGATTGCATCAGCGGCGTAGTCTTTGGTTGACTTCATATTATCATCTATTTGGTTTTGAGAAATTGTGTCATCAAAATAAAAACCTCTATTCATTTGGTTTTGAAAAGAACGACTACTGTAAGGGTTTGCCTTTGCATCAGATGGCATCATTTTGCCTCCAGCACCTTTTACCATTTTATTTGGATTGCCACCAGTGTACATAGAAGCTAAGTCTAATCCTGGTATGCTTTGACCAAATTGGTTCATCTCATAATTACTTATTACACCATCTTTATCAGTGTCAGAAATCATTCCTCTTACTGTTTGCACTGCAGAATTTGGGTTTGATGGTTGCTTTACATTATTCATAAAGTTTGTTGGATTGCCTAATAATTTATTTGCGGCTTCTTCTGCTTGATAATTTCCTATCAAAGACCCAACTGCTATTGGTGTTCCCATTCCACCAACAAAGCCAAGTCCACTAGTTAGGGCAGTAGTTGGAGTAAAATTATACAGACCAAATAAATCTGTACCATCATTTTGTCCTTGTACACCTAAAGACAATTTATCAAATTCGCCTCTAGTTAGATTTCCTAATGCACCAAGTCTTTCAGCCATAGTTGCCTCTTATGTATTAGGAGCATTATAAGAGTTAATTGGATCTCTAGGATTAAATGTTCTATCTTTACCTTGCATTTGTTGCATCATCATTAAGTCTTCTGGTCTAGGTGTTGGCATTGCCATAGGTGCTTCATTTTGTCTAGGCAGTCCACTTAGTGCACCCATTCCCATATCAGATTTTGCTCCTCCAGAGAAGTTCTGAGGGTCAACTCTTGCAGATCGTTCTTCTATTGCAATTGCTTCAAGAGCTTGATCTTCTGTTAAACCCATTGCCATTAAAGCGTTTACTTGATCTACGACTGTCATAGGCACTGGCATTTCACTATTCATACCCATATCCATGTTAGCTGGAATGTTTTCTCTAGACCTTGCACCTTCTATAGTTCTCATATCTCTATCAGACATTGCACCAGCCATTTTTTGCATTGGCAAGTCTGGTCTTTGTGGCGGTAAGTCTACTGGGTTTCCAGTTACAGAATCAATGAATTGCCCTGTTGGTGTTATAACTATTGGCATTATCTTAGCTCCTTTTGTAGTTTAATAGCGTTTTTTTCTCGTTCTAATTGTAGTTCTAATTCTAGCTTTGCTACTTTTGCTTGTAATTCTTGTTGTAACTTAGCTTGCTCTATTTGCATATCTTGCTTAGCTTCTGCTTCATTGATTGCTAGTTTCTGTTGTGCTTTAGCTTGATCAGCTTGTATCTGCACTTGTGTTCTAGCTTTCAACGCCTCTGCCTCTAGTTTAGCAAGTTCTTGTGCATATTGTAATGGGTTACTAGCTTGTTGTTGCTGATTTGCCATTGCTAGTAGCGGTGCAATTGCCTGCATTTGTGGTGCTTGTTTAACTACTTCAGCCGCCCTTTGACTTATGACCATATCTGTCGCTGGATCTATATCCTCAAATTTAAACTTTGGATCTTTGAGATTTGGCAATGGAGGCATCTCCATATTAATACCACTTTGCATCCGCTGCCTGTACAACAATGCTATATGTTCAGCTATATGAGCAATTAATATTGGTTGCATAGCTCTTGCCCCTGGATTTCCAGCTAGAGAAGGATCAGATAAAAACTGCATATGTACTGCAATGTGACTATCATGGTCTTGCTCTGGGAATGCTCTTATAGGCTTACCATACATAACAGACATATTTTCATCTATTGGATCTAATCTAACTGCTTCTTCTGGTGCTTTAAGTATTTCATCAATATTATTAATTCTAATCGCTTCATACATTCTTTTGTACGCCTCATACTGATCATGTAGTTGAGGTGCTGAATTAGCCATCTGTAACACTGCTTGAGCTTGTGCTATTCTTTGTGCAGTACTAAATATGTTTGGATCACTGACTGGAATAATATCTATTCTATCGTTAAAGTCTTTAGCATATATAATTGTATCTACACCACTTTGTGCAAACTTAAATTGTTCTGGTAGATACTCTGCATTTAATTTAGATAAAAGTTTAAACTCTTGCCCTTGTGCATAATGTAATCTTTTGTGTATGGCACTAAATGATTTACTACCTTGCTCAATCAGTGCGACAGTACTTCCAACGGGAGCATTTGGATTAACATCCCCAACATTTAGGTCTGCAGTATTCGCAAATCTTCTACCAATATCAGTGATAGCATTCATTAGATTGAACAAGGTTTGAGATGGTTCTTTAAAAGGCAGTGGCATTATCGCTTTGTTCACATCATCTACAGTAGCATCCAAGTCAGCAAATTCACCTGGATTAATCTGCATCTCTCCACCAGTAACTCTACCCTTTAATTTAAACCCACCTTGCATATTTGCAAAAGCCGCACTATCTAACAGTGCTCTTAATGACCCAGTAGCCGCTCTACCAAGTCCACCTATCATATGATACAAACCAAAACCATAGAACCCAGTTCCTGGTAAAAACTTGTAACTTACGAACCAATCTCTTCTTTTCTTTTTCTTATCTTCTTCTTCCCAATTACGTCTTACTGCAACAACCTTTTCTGAATCATAGTCAATTGTAACTACATAAGGTAGGTGAACTTGATTATCTTCATCTTGATCTACATCATCAATTCCATCAAAACTTTGATAGCAATGCATCTCTAACAATGTCATTACCTCATCTTTAGATTCACTATTGTAAGGATCTACGCCTTCTATCTCACTTCCAATATCTCCACTTGGATCTATGTCTTCTGAGGTATATTTGCTTGGTAGATATAAACCAGACTGCACATACTTGTTAAAGTCGTTTCTTGGCATTCTAATTACATGAGTATATCTAATAGACGTATAAAGATCTTTACTCTCTGGCGATACTACAAAGTCTTCTGCTTTCACGAATTGAGAACACTGTCTTTCTAAGTTTGCATCCCACCATATTTTTTTAAATGTATGACCAACTAATGGTAGCTGAAATAACATCTGATCTAAATCTGGAAAGTACTCTGGCATCTCTTGAGTAATCTGATAATTCATATAATCTTTTACTCTTTTTGCCTGTTCTTCCATCTCCTCATTTGGATCGCCAACTATTACAGTTTTGACTGGCCCGCCACTTGGATATAATTCTGCTATTGCTCTTGCATTAAATTGTGTTGCGGCTTCTGCTATCATAGGATGAACTACAGTACTCAATCCTCTTGATGCTCTTTGATCTTCTTCTTCCTCTTGACCACCTTGTGGATCTAATGTCTCTAAGCCTTGCTTATATCTAAACTCCCACTCTGATCTAGCGTTCTTATCTGTTTCATAAAAACTAATTAAATCACTAGCGACTGCATTTAATTCTTTTGCATCAATTTGTTCTGCTAAGTTTTCATCAAAGCCAGTTTCTGACTTCTCTTCAATGTCTAGACTTGGATCACCAACTAGAACTTCATCATTACCAATTTCTTCAACTTGAAAATTGTCTGAAGGCATAGCTTCAGCAAAGGGAATTACTTGAGGTTCTCTAGCCATATATTGTCATCCTTCTCTCTTCTGTACTATCATCTTCGTCATAATCTGTAGAATGAGTGATAAACCAACCTTTTCTCAATCTTAACCAAGCCTGTGTACAAGTGTCAACTATATCATCATTATCACCCGCAGGAAAGGCTGAACATATATCAATTAGATTTTTTGCCCATTTTTTCCCATGTGGATAATATATTCTACCATCTTCTAACAATGCAGAACTACTATGTGCTCTTGCAATCTTGTCTCTGTCTGGTGAGTAAGCCAACACTGGTATCCCACCCATTCTTAAATCTTGTAGCAAACTTTGTCCACTAGCCTTCTTCTCTATCAAAACTGTATCAGGCTGCCAGTCATCATATGCTTCTTGTGCAAGTTTCCTTAATTCTGGATACGTTACTCTATCATACCACATTTCTACTACTATAGCATTAACTTGTCCATTCATCTTAAAAATACCCCAAGTAGTTCTTGCACTGTAACTACTTGTTTCTTTTGTACTGAAGGCAGTATCATAGCTTTGGACTAAGTAATCTATCTCTGGCAAATCTTCTTTTTCCCAGGGAACCCACCATTCAGCCTTTAATATCCCACCACCTTTTGGCATAGGTCTTTGTTGTAGTTGTCCAGCACTTGCATATGACCCTAGACTTTTCTCTAATTGCTCTAATGTACTATGATCTATTCTCTTTTCCCATAGCAGTTCGCCTTCTTTTGTTCTTGGATCTGTAAACCCTAATGATGTTTTGGTAGGTGTTGGATGACCTATTTCATATCTTGCGGGTAAGCATAAGTGATCCCAGTCATTATATTCGTTTGCCAATATGTGCCCAGTAAGATCGTTCTCATGTACTCTTTGCATAATAATAATAAATGCACCAGTCTTAGGATCGTTCAATCTTGTCTGCATAGCTTGATCCCACCATTCAAGAACTCCTTCTCTAACTGTGGATGATTCTGCTTCTCTTACGTTATGTGGATCATCAATAACTATTATGTCACCACCTTCTCCAGTTAGTGCTCCATCTACTGACGTTGCTATTCTTTGACCAGTCTTATCATTCTCAAATCTTTGCTTTTGGTTTTGATCTGACGTTAATGAAAATGTATCTCCAAAATATCTTCTGTACCAAGCACTATCAATTAATCTTCTACACTTAACGCTATCTCTAATTGATAAAGATCCTGCATAACTTGCAAATAGAAATCTTTTAGATGGTTGTATTGTCCAAGTCCAAGCTGGTAGTGCTACTGCTACGCTTATAGACTTCATATGTCTTGGTGGGATATTTATTATAAGTCTTTTTATATCGCCTTCTACGACTGCTTGTAGATGTTCTGATACTGCATCTATATGCCAATTGTCATAAAAATCTCTGCCGGGTTCAATCGCTTCCCAAGAGTTTTTCGTGAACTCCTTCAATGACCTTTTCATTTCCTCTGCTTCCACCTTCTGTAGTAACTGAGGTAAGGATTGATTTAAGTTTGCTAAGTTCATTGTCGCTTATCCTAGTTAAGTCTATTACTTGCCTTTGCTCTACTATAGTTTCCTTCTCTATCTTATCTTGCCAACCCGCTCTGTTTTTCAAATAAAAAATCATTGCAGTATTATCGCCTTCAAGAGCTTTCTCATATAATTTGTTAGTTACTCTTTGAATGCCTCTACCCTTACCTCTTTTTATAGCCTCTCCAAACTCTTTAAACTCGTTCTGTTTATCATACAAAGTTGATTCGCCTATCCCTAGAGCTAGAGCTATCTGTTCAGACGTAAGTCCTTGAGATGCATAGGCTTCTGCTCTTTCACACATATCTTTTGTAACTACAAATTTAGGTCTACCAACCTTATTATTTTTCTTAGTAAGTTTCTTAGTCATTATAACACCATTTCAAATTGCTCATCATCATTCACAATTGTGTCTACATTTTTTTCAAACCCAACTTTTTCATTTGCTCTTAGCCTTGTGTAGAGTTTAAAGTCTTGCTCCTTCAACAATAGCATAGCATCTTCATACTTTTGATCTAGAACTTTTTGTGTGGCTTCATCTATATCAGACGTAATATCCATCTGTATTCTCCTCTACAACTTCTTCATAAACCTTAGTTGTATTGTTATATGTAAAAAACTTTTGTCCTATGTGACCATATACACCTTGTTCCCTTATCTTTCTTGTAATGATTTTAGTAGAATTATCTTCAAAGTCTCTATGAACTACTAATGCAGTATCACTCATGTTTGCCCAATGTGCAGAACCACTCACTTGATATAAATCTGGTGGAGGAACTACGCCACTATCATTCCTCTGTAATTTATGTGGATGAGCTACCATCCAAACTACTAATTGATGGTTTCTTGCAAACTGCTGACACTTAGCAATTATGTCACGAATGTGTTCATCTTCTCTTTTAGAATAATCTCTATTAGGACTGATCTGATTAAATGGGTCTATGACTAAACCCTTGATACCAAACCTTTGTTTAGCAATTTTTGCCTTACCTAATATAAATTCTATGTCTGGAATCTCTTCTGTATTTTCAATAAATTTAAAATGATTATCTAAAAACTCTATCCCACTGTTTAGATCGTCTTGGGTAATTCTAGCAGTCAGTCCTATATCAAATGGCTTTCTGCATCTCTTCTCAAGTAAACGCCTAATATGGTTTGGAGTTGAATGCTCTGGACTAAATATTGCAAAGTTCCAGTTCTCATTCTCTGCCAAGTTTAAAAGTATCTGATCTAAAAAATTACTTTTACCATGATTTGGAATACCAGTTATCAAGTTAAATGTACTTGGCATGACCTTGTATATTTTATCTAACTCTTTGAATCCAGTGCTAAAAGCCTTCTGCTCATTACCATCATAAATGTTCTGAACACTATCGTGATACTCTTTTACTCCATGCAAACCTTGAACTGGAAACTCTTCAGCATATTGTATACATTCTCTAAGAACTTGTTTATCATATTTTATTAAACATTCGTTGGCATCTTTACATTGCCAATCATCTTCACGAGGAAAATTGACAACTTTACATATGTCTTTACCAAACCTATGAATAATCTCCAACCTCAACGCCTTGCCATTTTCATCAGCATCTGTAGCTACAATCACTTCATCTGCATCAAAAATCCATTTAGAGTGTTCAAACGCCTTAAACCTTTTATCGTCAGATTTAAACTTGGGTGTTTGAGGTGCTCCATCTGGTAGACTAACTACATTTCTAAATCCAGCCTCATACAATGCCAATACATCCATTTCACCTTCCACAAAGATTACATTCTTCATGTTAGTTTCTTCCCAAAATGTTTTTAACATATCTATATTATACAAGCACTTAGTTGCATTTTTTTCCTGCAGAAACTTCTTATCTCTAGTTCTGCTTTTAATGTTTACTATATCTCCATCTAAATAGTATGGGAAACACAACTTGTGATCTTTAGTAAATAATTTAAATGTCTCTGCAGTAGCTTGAGATATCTTTCTGTTATGCAACCAAGTTATTGAATTTTGTGATAGATCGTGATTCGCATTGGATACAATTGGAATTGGTGGTGCTAATTGTATTCCCTCATCTCTAACAACTTTAGATTGTCTTATTGGTAAGTTGGCTCTACCTTCTCTAACACCTCCACTCCAATCACAGTGATGACACATCCAAACGATAGAATCATGTTTAACTGTTACTGAAAGACATGGATCGTGCTTCTTTCTCCTACTTGGACTGCAGTTAGGGCATCTAGTCCTATAATCGCCTTCACTATAGCTATTTAAAAAAATTCCTTCATCTTGAGCTTTTTCTATAATTGTTTTTTCATTATTCATCATTTTTTTATCCTACTAATAAATTTAAGTTTGTTGTTCGTTGTTTTGGTTTCTCTATATCGTTAAATCTTTTTTGTGATAACCAAGTCTTAGCGTGTGGAATATATTTTTCATCTTTCCCGGCCTGCGACTTAGCAAACATTTTAGTCTTATTTATTAAATTTTCAAAAGTAATTTCTTTATCTCTTATAACTAAATTAAACTTTTGTGATGCTCCAAACTTATTATCGTTTGGTCTATTGGGATATTCTTTCCAAAATATCTCAAATTCCTTACTATATTCTTTTTTATTATGATAGGTTATTGGTGTTGCATTCTGCATGGGGGGTGGGGTAGCAATTTGCGACTGGGTATCTATTTTCAATTTATATATGTTACTTGTCTGTCTGTGATTATTGTTTTGAGTAAGTTGAAATCTTCTCTCAACCTCAATAAAATTTTTATTTTCAAGTCTTTTCAAAGCACGAATCACTGTATCTGTACTACATTCACATACCTCTGCTAACTTCCTATGAGAAGGATAACAACTGTCCTCTGCATCTGTATAGTTCGCCAATATAATTAATATTAGCTTATCTGTAGAATTACCTACCTTTACTTCAGATGCCCATTTTAACGCTGACCACGACATATATTTCCCCTTATATCTCTGTGATAATTATTGGTGGATCATATGTAGCTAAAATTTTTTTTCTTAACATATAATCTCTAGTCTTAGTTGCCTTAGACTTTACATCCTCTACAATAATATCACTGCCATTTTTATACCTAAAGTCTGCAGTATATCTTCCTATCTTAACGCCATTGACCATAAGATCAAACTTAGGATGTAATTCTAAATCAGTTATTTCTTTTGCTCTAAGCAGAAGCTCTAACTCCATATACCTCTTAAGTTCTTTCTTACTATCAAATACCTCACCATTATAAGTTTGTTTGATGGCGTTGTATTTGTTTTTCGTAAAAGTCATGCCCAGTAACCTCATTGTTGGTAAAATCAAATATCAATTTAGCTTTGTTAAATCTTGGAAGTGTTTCGCCTCTACTCCATTTTTCAACATTTCTAAATGACACTCCTATTTCTTCACCAAAAGATCTATAGTTATAGCCATTCCTTCTAATCCATTCTCCTAATTGCATTAGTTTCTCCATAAAAAAATTACAGTAAAACATATTTCAAATAAAGTAAACTAAAAAAAAGGGTTTGACAAACCTTTTAAATGGGAGTAGGAATATAAATGGAAGTGAATGTTATATATGCTGTGAAGGGCTGACATTCACTTTCAAACACAATGGAAGTGAATGGGGAAAGTACCAGCGGCGTGTTGGCGTTCACTTCCAAACATAACGAATAAAAAAGAAAGAATAACCAATGTATAAACAAAAATATGAAGACTATAATGTTGAGTTCAACATTCGTAAAAATCTCAAAACAAAAAGACCCACAGAGGGATACAAGACAGAGCAAGAAAGGCTTTATGCATATGCTTCTAATGTATCTGATTGGGTTGTTTGGTATCAAAATAAAATTATAGGTGAAGTGTACAAGACTACATCCTACTGTGGTGAATGGGCATACTGCTCAATTGATGGGAACATCAAAGGCAACGCTTATTTCAAAACTAATGCAGTAATGGAATTGTGGGAAATGTGGAGAGTGCAAAACAATAAGGAGATCAAAGATGAAAAGTAATAATCCTTTTAAGACACATGGCATAGAACACTTGTCCCCAAGCAAAGTAAATCTTTGGGTATCAGACCCAGCCTTATTTATAGGCACATATTTATGTGGTATGAAGGGTAGTTTTGGTGTTGGTGCATTTAGAGGTAATGCAGTAGAACACGCCTTACAAAAAAGAATAACCAATAAAGATCTACCACCTAAAGCTATAGATGAGTTTCTATATGGTTCATTTGATGCAGAATGTATTGAACACAACATATCTACAGACGATGAAAAGCTAATTAAAGAAAGAACTGCATTAGAGCTATACTATAATTCAGCATTAGATATATATTCTGATTTAGGAACGCCTACACATTATCAACATAAAATTTATTATTCTTTGCATGAAGATTTACCTATACCATTTCTAGGTTACATAGATTTTGTGTATGAAGATAGCATTAGAGATTTGAAAACAGTTGGTGTTAGACCATCAAAGTTTTCTGATGCTCATCAAAGACAACTCGCAGTATATTCAAAAGCATTTCCTGATAAAGAGCTTTGGTGCGACTACGTTACCAAGAAAGAGGTAATGTCTTTTAAACTGCAGAATGTAGAACAACGCCTAAACCAAGTTATTAATATTTGTTTTGGGTTACAGAAATTCCTAAGTATCAGCGATGATCCTTATGAGTTAGCATCTATGCACTATCCTAATTATGATAGTTGGATGTGGTCAGAAGAAATGAAGAATCAATCAACAAAAATTTGGAGTAAAAAATAATGAAATATCAATCAGATTTAACTGCAGTAGTCTGTCAAGCTATTGAAGATGCTAGACTAGAGTTCCTACCATTAGAAAAAAATGGTGTGAATAATTATTTTAAAAATAAAAAAGGCGATCCACATTTATATAGCACATTAGATGATATATTTAATGCTTGTCTTCCATCCTTACATAAGCACAAACTATCAATCATGTATCAAGTGCAGATATGTAGCACTGAGACTAGTTTGGAAAACGTACTTACAACCACGATTACTCACTTGCCTAGTATGCAGTTTATATCTTCTGCAACTACTCTTGGTAACCAAACTGCTAAAAGCCAAGATGTAGGATCAGCAATAACTTACCTTAGAAGATATCAGATACAAGCTATGTTAAATCTTGAAGCTGACTTTGAGGATGATGGCAATTCAGCATCTGGAAGAGTTGGTAAAGAGGCTAACATAATAGATAACAATACAAAGACTAAGAAAGAAATGCCTAAAAGAGAATATGTTTTGTTTGATGCTAAAGGCAAAATAGCTAGTAGAGTAAATAGCTTTCTTACATACATCAAAACATTAAATGAGCAATCCATGAAGAAGCACCATGAATGGTCATCAATTACAATTATTCAGTTACAAGATATGATTTCTTGGGCAGAGGGATTGCCAAAAGAGCATGAAAAGAATGCAGACGCTATGATTACTAAATGCAATAACTTAATTAAATTTATAAAGGGAGAATAATATGTCAAAGAGAGATAACACTAATTCTGGTATTTTGTTTAAAAATACAGACGATTGGAAAATCATTCAGCAAGGTAAATTAAACATTGATGGTGATGAGCAGAGAATCATAGGAGTAAGTCGTAAGAATAAAGATGGTCAGCCTATGGTAGAATTGTATAGAGCCATTGGAAGTATGAAGAAAAATGAAGACAAACAATCTGATAAATCACCTAATGCAAAAGGTGTTGTGAATAAAGTTATGGATAAGGGTGCTATGACTATATCAGGATGGAAAGAAACTTCAGAAGCTGGTAATTCTTACACTAGCTTAAAAGTAAGAGAGTTCTCTTCTGATAGCTCTTACAGTGATCCAAATAGTGAAAGAAATGTTTTACATAAAGAGGAGACTGATGATGACATTGATTGGTAAAGTATTTTTATTCTCATCATTACTAGCAGTATCTGCTTGTGGATCTACCCAAATAGATAGTGTCAAGTATAGAGCTAAACATAACACTGATGTAATAGTAGAAAAGAAAGTTCATCTTATGCATAGGCAAGAAGTCATAAACGCCATAGAAGATTGCAAGACTGCTAATCTACGACCCGTAGTGTTCTATAGCCATAGGTATGTAAACGAAAGACCTATACCTATGATAGCTGATGTAACTTGTGCACCTAGATCGGGTTACTAAAATGTTAATACCAAAGTCTAAAAGAATCAAAAATAAAAAACATTTGGAATATGTAGCAAGACAAAGATGTTGCCTTACAACAGTCTCTGCTGATTGGTGCAGAGGCAATGTCCAAGCTCATCATTTACTAAAGCCATATGATGGGAAAAGAGGCATGGGTATGAAGGCTAGTGATAATAATGTAGTGCCACTATGTTATGGTCACCATGCTGAGTTACATGATGTTAATGGACATGAAGATAATTTTTGGGTCAACTATAATCTTGATGAGGACTTTGGTAGAAAAAATGCTGAATATTGGTGGAACATTTCGCCTTACAACAAAGAAAGATTTAAAAAATGAACGAACAAATAATTTCAGAAAAAGAAGTATCAAAGGCTTTAGATTATCTTAGGGATTCCGCTGCCGAAGTAGCCAAAGCTAAAGCAGAACGTAGTTACCTAGAAGAATATAGAAAATCACTTAAGGCGTTACTAATGAAAGATCATTTAGAAATGTCTGTTTCTGCTCAAGAAAGAGAAGCCTACGCTAGTGATGAATACACAAAACATTTAAGAGCATTGCAAATGGCTATAGAAGTAGATGAAAAACATAAGTTTATGAGAGTAGCCGCTGAAGCTAAAATAAATGCATGGCAAACTATGTCAGCCAACTATAGAGCAATCAAATTGTAATTCCATAGTGGCTCATCCCTCTATGGATAGAGGTAGATAGGTTTTTTATTTGATTTCCCCTATCTACCTCGTAATAAAACATTTTAAAAGGGTTGACATTTATATATACATAAATTATATAATAAGTAACGATCAATAAAATTAGGAGAAACGATATGAACGAATTATTACACGATATAAAGGTTTTGGATAAACTAGCACTCAACCTTGCTTGTCATCAATCACTATATGGTAAGGATAACTACTACATAGCCATGTCTATGAAAATTATCAAAAAGTCTCTCGCTGAAAAGAAAAACATCGTAGAGAATTTTGAGAAAGAAAATATGTCATATGCTGACTATGAAGAGCACATGAAGGGCGTAGGTCTTAACGATGTTGCTTAGTATCTTAAAATTATTGGGGGTTATAGCTTCTGTTATAGCCACCATGTTCTTTTTTTATTATCTGTTTTGGTTTGTATGCCTAATAGATAATTCTTGTTTTAACGCCAACTTTGGAGTGTAGATATGAAAAATCGTAAAGCTGAAAGAATAAAAGCTAGTGCCACTTTCTTGAAAAATAAATCAAAAGACTATGGTCAAGCTATGAATGTGTATTGCAAAGATCACAGTAGCAAGATTATTAAGGAAATTGGTTCTTTAAATAGATCTTTGCTTACATTCACTGAAATAAATCAACTGATAAAATTAATATGTATGTATAGACAATTGGATGGATATTACCATGAAATGTCTGATCAAAAGCTAGATCGCCTAGAAAATAAATTACATGGCTTGATGGCTGATACTAGAATAACTGCACACGAAAGGAAAAAAGATGATAGTTAAAGAAATTAGAACTCTTTTTGGTGGTTTAGTTCCAGTTCATGGTAAATATATAGAAAAAGCCATAGCAACTAAATCAGATGTTAAAATACATTATCAAGATAGAACTATGATTATAGCTTATTCTCAATTAGATAAACCTATAAAGAAGACTGTAGTTCCTGATAAATTTGTAAAGCGTATGAACACCTTATATTATTATGCTTGGAAGCCTATGGACACAAGACAAGGAGATTTATTGTAATGTCAAATGAAACTAATGAAAATGATATCATAGCCAAAAGAAGAGTGGGTTATTTATCGCATTATACACAAGGTATTGAAGATGCTTTGTACGATGAAAGTTCAAATCCAAAAAATACCTTTTCTGATTATTATAAAAAAGGTTATAAAAAAGGCTTAGATATAAAAGAAAAGATGCTGATAAAAGGAATACCATATGGTTAAACTAATGGTTAAAGAGGCTTCTGATGAAGTTGTCTACCTTAGAAAGTTACTACAAAATCACAAAGGCGATATTGCTAAAGGTAATTTATCTAAAGAAGAAAACCTAAAAGCGTTAGATAACTTCATAAGAATAACCAATATAATCTATGCAAAATTAGAATTTGTAAAAAAAATATAAAAAAACTCTTTTTATGGGTTGACTTATGTATATACATTTATTATATTAATAAAATAACGATCAACAAAAATTGGAGAAACAAATGACTAAATATACTTTTTGCGAAAATACAATCTCTGACCTTCATAAAGATGCTTGGGGTTGCAGACCTACTGAAAGATTTTGGTTTCATTGGGAAATTGCAGACCAAGATGCCAAACAAGCAATTTGGGATAATCTTATTGACGATATGGTCAAGAACGATGCAGAAGAAGCTAGAATCAAAGCTGAGAATGTATCTAATCTAGCTAAGAGAATAAAAGACACTTGTAAGCTAGGTGCTAACAACTACAAAACTGCAATCAAGTGGATACTTGAGGCAGATGGTTTGGAGCACGATAAATACTATGGTGGTGACCAACTAGCTTGGGAGTTCAACATAGGTTTCAAACATAATAAATTATTTAAACTAGCAGGAGTAGCATAATGTTAGATACAAAAATTCAAGAAGCGTTACAAGACGTATCATTTAAAATAGATGTTAGGGATATACAAGGTATCCCTTCCTACATGGGTAGAAAAGTAGTTCGCCTTAATCAATTTGGTGCTCAAGAGGGTGATCCTCTTGGCATCGTTAAGTCTAGATACAAGCCAATTCATCATGTTGATGCTTTTGGTGGAGCTATAGAATCTATGCAAAAAGGTGGCTTAGACTTTTCTAATAATGAAATCACTGTAAGTACTTACGAAAATGGTGCTATGGCTAAAATGGAGTTATTACTTCCAGCACACCATGTTCAAGTAGGTGACCATGATTTGTATCTAAAGTTTGTGGCTAGAAATAGCTACAATCAAAAGTGGAAGTTTCAGTCATTCTTTGGTTGGATGAATGAAGTATGTTTTAATACTTTGGTAAGTGGTCAAAAGATCGCCTATACTGCTAATAGACATACTACTCACTTTAACGTAGATGCATCTAATAAGAAGATACAGAATGCAGTTACTGCTATCACTGACGAAACTGAGAGCTTTAAAAAATGGTGGGATACTAGAGTAGAAGATGAGCAAGTAATTGATCTTTTCAAAACCACTATAGCTAAAAGTCAAGCTAATGAGATAAAACTTGCTAGTGGTCAGTCTGATACCAATAAAAAGCAGTTATATCATCTTATGGGTTTATATGACGCTGAAGTAGCTCAAATTCATGGTAAGGGTGATTATGGTAGAAATGGTGCTAAAGGCTCTCTATGGTGTGCATATCAGTCTGCAACTGCATGGTCTACACATCTAGGAGATGTAAAAGGCACTAGCACTAATAATCATATAGTTCAGCAACGTAGACAAAACGATGTAAGAAGTATGATTAATAGTAAGAAATGGAAAGAGCTAGAGATAGCTTAATATAAGGGGAGCTTTATGCTCCCTTTTACTTTAGGGGATTAACATGGAAGATTTATATAACTACAAATCTACGACTTTAACTAGTGAAGTAGAAATGTCTGAAATAGATAAAGTAATTTTTAAAAATTTTGATTTTGAATTTGATGGTAAAACAGAGTTTACAATTCCACACTTTTCTAAGTTTGAAGGAGACTTTGGTATTGGTGTAATATATGGATCTAGTGGCAGTGGTAAAACATCTATACTAAATCAGTATGGAAAAGAAAAAGAATTAGAATGGGATTACAATAAATCTATAGCTTCTCACTTTGATTCTGTAGAGGATGCTATAGAAAGACTTGGAGCAGTTGGATTAAATACAGTTCCAACTTGGGCAAAACCTAGAAACGTATTATCTAATGGAGAAGGCTTTAGATGCGATCTAGCTAGACGATTAGGCAGTAATATCGTTATTGATGAGTTTACGTCAGTCGTTAATAGAGATGTAGCTAAGTCATGCTCTTTATCTTTATCTAAGTATGTGAAGCGTAATAACCTAAAAAATATAGTTCTAGCGACCTGTCACGATGATATTTTAGAATGGCTAGATCCAGATTGGGTTTTTAACACTGATGCTAAGAAGTTTGCATCAAGGGGGTTAGTTCGGCAACCCATTGAAATTAGAGTTATCAAAGGGGTCAGAAAGTATTGGGAACTGTTTAAGAAGCATCATTATCTAACTGAAGAATTACCTCAAGCCGCTCACTGTTATTTGGGTTTGTGGAAAGATAGGATTATAGGCTTTTCTTCTAGTGTATCACTGCCAGGATATACGCCACCTTTATATGAAGGAGATAGAAGAAAAAACTGGAGAGAAGCTAGAACTGTAATACTTCCAGATTTCCAGGGTTTAGGACTTGGAACTAGACTTTCAGATGCAGTGGCTGACATTCACATAGAAAGTGGCGTAAGATATTATTCTAAGACTTCTCATATAAGAATGGGTGAGTATAGGCAAAAATCGCCTTTATGGAGAGCTACTGCTACTAATCTAAAGGATAGAAGCTCTGATACTTACGATTACAAGAAACGCCTAATACCTTTAGAGACTAATAGGATATGTTATTCACATGAGTATATTGGAGAAGATAGGAAGGCATACAATCCTAAATTCAATAGACCAGAGGACAAACAGATCAGTATGTTTTAGCTATCATCCTTCATTACGCTTCCTAAAGAACTTTGTGTGAAAATAATTCCTACTGATTTTTTCACTACTTTACCATATTCTATTTCATTTTTGGCAGCGGGATCGTCTACAAATACATTGCCACCATCTGATTCGTCTGAATTAGGATTTAAAAATTCTTTAGTTACTTTACTGAGTTCAAAGTTTTTTGATATCTCATTTTGTCCTAAACACTTAAAACACTTTTTAGGTCGTGTTCTAACTCTAGTAGCACCTCTGAGTTTAATCCCACATTTTGCACAGTTTTCGTAATTCATTTTTCCCAAGTATAAAATACATGATCTCCAATGACCCTAACTTTCTTTTTCATTTTTGTCCAATATGGACTGACATATACTGCATGATAGTGAGTTGCATCTTTAACTACATCTATATTATCAAAGAAACCTTCATACATTCGTGTAGCCAACATCATTGAATAGCTCCAAGACTGCAAGTCTCTTGGCTTATCTGACTTGCCATCACACCACCAACTAAATTGACACTTATTTTTTATAGGAAAATTGTTGGAATAATAACCTTGATAAACAACTCCACAAATAGTATTTGGAAATCTAACATCTTTTACCCTATTCATTGTTACTTGTGCTACTGCTAATTTGCCTACTGTTGGCTGATTTCTTGCCTCATGGTATATGTTTAGTGCAAGACATTCTATCTCATTTGCTTTTGCTTTACTAAAACAACATAGCAATACAAGAAAAAGTATAATAAAAAATTTCATAATAACCTCCCAGAAATTACTCCATTTGTTTTAAGATTATATTTGCTTTTATATCTTTGAATATGTTTTGAATTTTATAGTGATCATCAGTTAGGTCTTTAAGTTGTGTACTTATAAACCTTCTAACATTCTTTAATATGTCATCATTGATACTGTGATCTAAATCTAAGCTCCTTAAAAGATTTTCTTTTATATCAATTGCTCTTCTAAATGCATTGTCAACTTTGAGTTCAACTCTTGCTAGACTTTTTTCATCAAACCTACCATCTTCAAACTCTCGCCAAAAATCATATGCTTTTACTTGTTCAACAATACCCCAATGATACAGAGTATCAAAGAACTTTTTCTTTCCATTTTCAGCACTTGCATCAATAGAGTACCAAACTTTAACTACCTTTGGAATATTTGTGTGTTTTTTTACTTTCATTATTTTGCTCCCTACAAAAAATATTCTTGAGTAACTATATTATTTTTAAATTGCTTATCAGAACAAACCTCTTGAATATGTTTTTTCCAAAAGTCAAATTTCTGTTTTGCTTGTTGAAAATAAAAATCATTCTCTATTGTAAAATGTAAAAATAATTTCTTATGTTTATTTGTTTTGATAGTTTTTGTATAAACTATCTTATCTTCTAAAAACTTAATCATTATTTTGCTCCCTTTCCAATTACATCCATTTGATCCCATATGGATCTTCTTAGCTTGAACTTGGTGTTACAGAAAGGTAGTTGCACCCTAACCCATTTATGACCCACTACTGCCCATGCAAACCTAAGTCCACATATTGGCAATCTCATTTGGTTAAAATAAACATGAAATAGTTTTGCACTTACCCAAGACTTTTCTTTAGGCTTTGTTTTGACTACGTTCTTCATAAAAAATCTCCAATTTTTGTTGTTCGTTATTTATCTTAAATTGATTCTATCATATGTAAATACATAAGTCAACCCCTAATATGGGCGAAAAAACATTTAAATAGAGTATAAAAACATTTATTAAGGGTTGACATCTATATTTAGATCGGATACAATAAAGAAAATGAACAATAAAATTTGGAGTTAAAAAATGAAATTTGGAAATTGGAAAGTTTGTAAATCAACTGTAGGTCAATGGGATGACAATTGGAATTGGGTTGTTAAGTGTAAAGGCAAAGTAGTTGATATGTTTCATACTAAAAAAAAGGCAGTAGAATTTGCCAAAGTAAAATTTATGTTTGAAGGATCTAAGTAATGGGGATGCATAATTATCTACAAAGTAGTAGCGATAAATTCTTAGATGTAGAATTACCTAAGATTATTGAGAGATGTGATACTGTTGGACAAGCTAAACATCAAGCCTATACCTTATGGAATAGAGAATACAGAATGTGCCCTGATCTTAGTTATGAAGGTCTAATGGATCACATAGTTGATATGTGGAATGAGAATTGGTCTAAATATAATATGGGAGGTTTTTAAATGATAGCTTTTGAAAGAGATACTTGGCATGAACACGAGCATAAGTTTCATAGATATTATCAAGTAGTAAAGTATGAAGGTGGGAATAGATATATTCCTTCCTTCAATAAGTACACAAGAAAACACACTGTTTGTATTTATAAAGAATTTAAAGATATGAAGGGTTGGATGTTTTGGTGTTCTGATCATGGTGGCAGTAATTGGACACACTGTGATTCTATTAAAATAGCAAAACAACAAGCTAAACTTTTTTGCAAAGGGGAATAATATGGAACTAAATTTTACTTACAGTGATGCTGGAAGATCAAACTATTTTAAAGGTGAAGCTGGGGATTGTGTCGTAAGAGCAATCACCCATGCTACTGGAGAAGATTACAAAACAGTTTATGATAAACTATTTCAGATCAATAAAGATTACTTGTCTAAAAAGAATGATAAGGTATCTAAGCAAATGAAATCCAGGACTAGAGAAAAAGGTGGTACGCCTAGAAATGGTAATTACAAAAAGATCTACCATGATTATCTTTTAAATAATGGATGGAGATGGGTATCACTTCGTAAGTTTGGATCTAGTGAAAGAACTAAACTTGATGAGCTTACACATCTAGGTAACATAATAGTAGCAGTCAATAGGCATCTAATGAACATGAGACTAGGCACTGTATATGATACTTGGGATAGTCGCTTCTCATATTGGTTTGAAAAGAAGTCAATTAGGACTGCTAATGGATATTATGAAAGAAAATATATATAAATGGCGATTATGAATATCCTTAATGGTAAGAATAGTATCCTTGATTTTTTAGAGGATGCTTTGATAAAGAAGGAATACAAAAGAGCACTGTACATTCTTACATTGATAATTAAGGCTAAAAAAGCTAAAGTGTCTAAGACGTAACCTACGTTTTAGGATCAGTAAGTAAAAGTGAACATTAAATCCTCTAATGTTTCCCCTCTTTTATTCCTAATAGAGTAGCTGAAACTGTTATAGGCTACTCTGCTATACTTCTGAGACTTTCCATTACTTGATCTATGTTTGGCTCTTTACCATTGGGATTGAGCTTACATTTATATCTTCTGGGGCATCCAATTGATATATCTGTAAATTCTAGTTCATATGTCTTTTGTGCACCTATATAAATACAAGCCATTTTATCTTTAAAAACTTTTTGTTTCATAAGTCTGCAGGTAGTCATAATTGGTAAAATTATTTCACCACGATTAATTTTTTGTTGTCGTGTGTAATCTTTTGGGATGTATTTATATGAATCTGCATACGCCTTGAGTGCCATTACTGCACCTATAACAATCACTGCAACGACACAAAATATTATACCCATTGTCTGTAATGTATCTATAATTTCTTTTTGTTGTTGTCTCTTTTCTATTTTTTTTAGCCTTACTGCTTCTTTAGCTTCATTAATTCTATTAGCTCTTTCAGCAATAATTTGATCCCAAGCAGTAGGTCCGAACCGGAGATTAATTATATTTTTAAGCTCATTACGCTTTTCTTCAAGTAACTTTCTATCAATAAAATCAGAGGCAGTTGATTCTATACCAAACTGTTCTTTTATACTTACAGTTCCAGACTTTTTATTCATCTGAGCTTCTCCTTCAAAGAAGCCATCTATTTGTTTAGCTATGCCTTTAATATCGGAAACTGTATTGATATTGCTTTTTATAAATTCTACTGATTTCTGTACTAATGCAATGCCCGTGAGTATTTCTGCAACGACCATTTCACCTCACTAGCAGACCTATTAGCATTACTATGGCAGTTCCAGAGGTTGCTATCATAATATGCTCCATTCTTTTGATTCTGAGGATTGTTTCTTTCCAGCGTTCATCACTTACGGCAATATGTTTCTCTAATGTTACATGAATTTCTTGTGTTGTTGGTTTTGCCATTATTGCCCTACTTGTTGTAAAATTTTCTTTCTTGTTTCAGCATCTATACTACTAGCTAGTGATTTAAGTGCAGACGTATCAACTTCTTCTGTGCCAATTATATCTTCTTTTGCACCTACTAATAATGCTTGTCTATCTGAATCAACGCCTTTAGGAACTATAGATGCTTGACCTTGAAACATTCTATTCATTCTCTCTAATACAGATCCATAACCACCAGGCAGCGGAAAATCAAATAATGGCTGATTTTGTCTTGTTACATAATTCTTTATAGCATCATATGCTATATTAGTGTTTCGTATTGAATTTAATCCACCTGAAACTTGAGACACAATTGGTATTTCTAATTGAGTTAACAATCCATTTCTTGCCATTGCAGAGGTAAATACATATGCAGATCCTGACTTATTCATTACATATGCAGGATCTGCCCATAATGTAGGTGCAACATTCTTTCTAAAATCTGCTATTTTTTCTATTTCTTTTTTAGAAAATAACATATTTATTAAATTTTTATTTTTATTAAAAATATCATTGTAGTTTTGAACTATATTAGTTCTTGTAACTTCGTTACCTTTTCCAGAAAATGCTTTATGTAAAACTGCATCTTTGACCAAACCTATAACTTCTTTAGCCTTTTCTTCTGGAAGATTGGCTTTCATTTTTCTTAATACTTCAGCCATGACTGGTGTTGGATTAAATTTTGAATGACCAAAAAATACATTTACAACTTTGTCTGCTTCAAAAGCTGGATTTGTAAGATCAGCAAGAATATTATTGACTGCTTTCTGTGCTTTATCTTTTGCAGTGCCCTTGCCACTAATTCCTATATATTTTTTATATAAATCTGTTGCTTTTTTTAGCTGATCAATTACAACTTTATTTCCAGTAATAAATCCACTATCAATTCCATCAAATACAAACTTATCAAATTCACCTTTTAACATACCAAGCAATCTTGCTTCTGGTGATCCTCTTTCTGCAGTTCTAGATGCCTCGTTAATAACTTTTTGTTGTTTTACTATTTCATTAAAATCTATAGATTGTTTGTAGTTAGATCCTGGTCTTGACATGGCTTTTTCAAGTTCACTTAAAGCTGACAATTCTTCTGCAAGTATGGTCATTCTTTTTAATTGTCTTGGCAATAAACCTTTAAATTCTGGGTTATTTCTTATTTGGTTTAAAATTGTAGTAAGACCTTCTACAGATACTTGAGGTTGATCTAATGCTCCTCCTACAAAATCATAACTTTCTTTTGATTGTTTTTTTAGATTTTTAGCTTCATCAGTGACTATTTGTTTTATATCTTGTGTAGATGTAGTTGGAACATTATCTGCTTGTTCACCAGGTATTATTTTTTTTGATCCCATTTCGTATTGAAGTTTTTGTGCATCATTTCTTATAGCGTTTAGTTGATTTTCATCAAAGTCATCTAATATTTTTTTTGCTTCTGCACTTTCTGCACCAGGAGCATTTCTGATAAAATCTTCTTCCATAATTCTTTCAGACGCTGGTACTTTTGTTCCTAATCCAGGGGTTTTTGTTTGTGCTTGTCCTTGTGTAAGTCCATATTTAGACTTTGATTTTATGACTGGTTCTGCCCAACTAGGAATATCTTTCTTTAGTAATCGTGCACCAGTTCTTGTTACACCTTGTGCAATTGCTTTTGGTGCTCTAAGTATTGGTGGTACAACTAAATCCATTCCAGTTGATATTGCTCCCATTTTAGCTGAATCTACTGCAACGTCTTCTGCACTTCTTTTTTTACCTTTGGCAACCTCTGGAGCTAATTGCGATTCTATACCCTCTCCACCAGCTTCAGTTAAGGTGTATAAACCTAACCCACTTAATATCCTACCAGCTATACTTCTTGATGCATTTACAACTTTACTTGCAGGAAGATATTTGACAACCTCACCCATAATTGTACCCATATCTTGCTCACTAGCACCTGGCTTATTTACATAATATAATTTATCACTCCACTCCAACATAGGATTGTTGAATTTGTCGTATTTAATACCACCAAATCTGTTATCGTCTGCAAAATTATTTTTTATTATTTCTGCCTTTGACCAATCATCTCTAGCAAACATAAGACTTAAAGCCGCAGTTGGGTTTGTAAACTCATCCCAAAATGAGTAATCTTCTAAATCTGTAGTTTCTGGAAGATCTGGAAATTCAATATCAGCATTATCACCTGTCCAAGCATCATATAAACTATCTATCAGACCAGATGATTTATCTGTAGCCACTGCAATATTTTCTCCTACAGAATTATCTATAGATAGTTCTTCAGGTGTTGGAACTGCTAAACTAACGCCACTATCTTGGTTTTCATCTATTTTCGCACTAGACCCATCTGTCATATAAGATGGTACTTGTCTATTTTTTCCCATAGTTACTCCTTAGAACGGGCCGCCAATAACGATTAATGTTCTTTTTCCTTGATATAGTTCATTACCAAAATCATCTCTATTTAAAACCACATCACCTTTCTTTAATGTCTTTTCCCATGCTTGTACTGCTCTATCTTCCTCTGTAAGACCATTTTCATCTTCTATTTCATCGTCATATAGTCTTTCGCCATCTTTTTTATTTACAAATCGTCTGTATATTCCAGTATCTATTTCTTCCAATCTTTTATTAATATCTGCTTGAGAAAACTTATTTGGACTTTGCAACATCTCTTGCTCTGCCGTTATCATTTTAATCATGTTTTGTTTAGCTCTAGAAAATGTATAAAGAGATATATAGTTTGCATATGGAGTGTTATCTAAAGTTAAAATAGCACTTTTGAAAACTTCCAAATCTTTATCAGACATCGGGCCCGATCCAGCTTCTCTCATTCCTGGTGCTAATTGATTAGATATACTTTCTAATAATTGCATACCTTCAAGATCTTTTGTGCCTAGATTAAAAAATCCAGCATAAAACTCTTTAAATGATTTAAGAGCACTAAGATATCTACCTGTTTGCTCTCCACCCATAAGTAATTGCATAGCCAATTCTGCTTTTGGAAGAAGGTCAACTCTAGCTTTAGTAAGATTAGGTAATATTTTCAAATTTATATTTTCTATTCTTTTCGTTTTACCCTTAAAATCTAATCCAGGTTCAGCACCAGTTTGAGCAGATAAATTAAATCTGACAATTTCATCACCTTTATATACTGGCAATAATTCTAATTGTTTTCCAGTATCATCCTTAATGTACTGACCTATTAATTCTGGTCTAGGTGCAAGTAGTTTTGAAACTGCATCGTCAAAATTTGGGTTGTCTCTTTTCATTCCATAATTTAAAAAATATTTTTCAGCATCTTCTTTACTCATATATCTGACTAAATCACCTCTACTCGCACCCTTAAATGTTTTAGGCTTTGCTTGTAGTTGTTTTAACTTATTATCCGCTGTAAATAGTTGCATACCAAGAGATATTGCACCAGTTTTTTTAGCTTGTTCTAATTTCTTGTCATCTTGTTCTTTTTTCAATGTTCTATCTAGATAGTCTTGAGCCACTTTAGCTCCAGCTTGGACTCCAGCACCAACTAAAGTTGCACCTGGTTGGGATGATGCAATTGACAAATTAGTAAAAAACTGTAATGCATTTCTTCCTAAATTTATATTTTTTTCTCTTTGGGTAGGCTCTCTATCTACAGAACTGTAGGCTTGATCCATTATCATCATGGCTGGTTTCATAAACTTACCAAATGATCCTAGTGCATTAAAGTCCATATATGGATTTGTAGCTGAACTTCCAAATGTAGTTCTTTCACCTGGTCGTAAAGCATTATTTTTATCTATAAAACTATCTGTGTTTTTACTAGATACAAAAACTGGTTTTATTCCTGGATTATCTTCATATCTTAATATACCACTTGGTTCTTTTTTATCTGCAGTAAAAATATCATCATTATCTGCACCATAGAAATACGTTCCAGGCAGTATTTTATTCACACCAAGTTGTTCTCTAAATAAAATTCTTTGGTCTTCTGAAAAATTATCTATGTCATTTTGATTCAGAGTAACTTTTGCCATCTAATTATTCCTATCTATTAGCTAAATAATAGGCACTAGCTAGTGATCCTAGTCCACCTATTGTTTGTCCATAAATACTTGGTGTTTGTGCATACTGCATACCTTGCTCTAGACCTATTGTTCTAGTGTTATATGGCACACCTTGTAAAGCACCCAAAGCAAAGTTTAATTGTTCTTGTGGGTATTGTCGTTGTTCTAAATAATCTCCATAAGCTAAATCTAAAGCTCTTTGGTCTAATTGTCTTTGAGCTTGTCCAGCAGTCAATAATCCAGATGCGGCTTGTTCTTGAAGACTTTGTGCCAAAGGTGCAAAACTTTGTAATGTTTCTGCGGCTCTTAATCTACTAGCTTCATCAGTCTCAAAACCTCTAAGTCTTGCGGCTTCTGCAGTTTCAAATCCTGCTCTTCTTTGATCTTCAGCACCAAATCTAGCGGCTCTATCAGCATCAAATCTGCTTGCATCAAATGCTCTATCTGATTCAAATGCACCTCTATCATAGGCTCTATCAGCTTCAAAGTTTCTTCTATCTGTATCAAATCTATTAGCGTCAAATGTCCTATCAGTATCATACCTTTGTGTTGCGAACTGCAGACCTTCTCTTCCAGCTTGTCTTCTTAAATCAGATCCTGCTCTTGCTATTTCTGCATCAGTAGTTGCTTCTCTTAAACCTAATCTAGATCCACCAAATGCCCCTGCTCTTATTGCATCTGCAGAGTTTTGTGTTTGTCTTAGATCCCTTTGTCTGTTTAATTCTTCTAACGCTGGATCAACTGACGTTTGAAATATATTTTGATACTGCCTTGCCATATCAGGATTAAATTGATCATACTCAAATGTTCTATCAAATGTGTTGCTATCTTGAAATGTAGGTGCTTGAAAACTTTCGCCTACAATTACATTTGGGTCACCAGCAGTAAATGTTCCAGCATTAAACCCACCACCTAGAGTTCCAGCCATAGTTTCTGCATTGTCTAAGTAGCTTTGAAATGAATCAGTGCCTTCTGCTAATAAATCTAGACCAGTTTGCTCTCGTTCAGTAAGTTTACTACCATCTTCTCCGTATGTAGCAATTCTGGGTCCAGTATATTCTGGAAAGTCTTGGGTAGCTAATTCTTCACTTTGTTCATACAGTCTTCTACCCGCTGCCGAAACCCATTCTGGTATATCTGTGCCACTAATTACCTTCTTTGGATCTGGTAAAGGTGTAGTTCCAACTGTACAAGCACTGCCCATATTATTTCTCCATATAAGTTGATCCTATCTTAACTAGATCTAATTTAGAATAAAAATTATCTTTTCGTTCTAAATCACCAGAAAAAATATGACCTAATCTAACTTTTAGTTTAGCCTCTTTTGCTATTTTTATAAAGTCAATACATAAATTTTTTGCAAAATTTGATTTTCTTTCGTTTGGAAAGACGTAAAACCAAGTGTCAGAAATATATTTTTCGTCAGACCACCAGTCAGTAACTTCCATTCCAGCTATTGATCCAACTATTTTATTGTCTTTTACTGCCACTAAAACCAAACCCCTATGCAATAAATCATTTATTTTATTTATTAACTTATGAGTATTTATCTTAGGAACTTCAACTTCTGTCTCTTTATGCATCTCATTTAACATAAAGATTAAGGCTGACGTATCTAAAACATTAGCTCTTCTTATCATTACATACTGCCTAAAGCACCCATTTGCTCTGGCATATCATCCATCTTCTGATCTTCAGGCATTGCATCTGCAACACCACCTTGCTCAACTGCATCAATTAAATCTTTTAACTCTGGAAGTAATTTAATCAATACTTTTGCTACGTCTGGCGTAATAGCCTTATCTAGCATTTGTAATTCATTTGGTGACATTTCCATAAGTCTAGACATAAGAATGGTTGCAACTGTATTGGAAGACCCCATAATCTTTTGCCTTGCCTCTTGTTCAGCACCCATTTGCATTTGGCTTTCCATAGGTGGGTTTTCACCCATATTATTCATTTCTTCAGCCATAGTTAGACCTCCTTCTTTCTATATAATATTGACCAATCTGTTTCTTTACAAAAAGTACCTATAGTCCAACAGATAGGCTCTAGGATTTTTCTATATAATTTACCTAAGTAATCTGGCTTGTCTCTTTCGCCATAAATATAAGCTATTTCTTTAGCTCTATGCCCTGCTATATGTGACCAAAGTCCAACTAGTCTACCTTTTCTCATTTGCTTGACCATCCATACTGCCCATACATGATAACCTGATACATGAGTTGGTGTTAGATAATCTCTAGTAAACTTGTAGTCTAATACCACTTGTTTTCTATCCATTATGCCTTGTCTCATAAGTTCGTTACATATAACTCTACCTACAAAACCACCAACAACGCCACCTATTATAGTTGAGAATGGTGCTAGTGGTGTTGCGGCTAGTAGTGCAGTTGTTGCATATTGTACCAATCCAGCATCTGCGGCTGACTTTGCGGCATCATCTATATCTTGTCCAGAGGCAACTCTGCTAACAAAGTTAAGTCCAGCACCTACTCCACTAGATGTTACATTTGCTGATCCAGCATCTGTAAAAGGATTTAATCTGTCAGTAACAGTGCCTAAAGTTGATGCCTCTGTAACAGTGTTTAATGGAGCTAAACCATCTTTGCTATCTAATGTTGGGTCAAATCCTTCTGGAAAACCACTAGTCTCATCGCCATATGCAAAATTTCTTGCTTTACCAAAATCATCTGTAGGTACAAATGTTCCACTACCTTTAGAAGTTTCAAGTAATGTTCCAGTGGCTTTTCCTCTTTCAAATTGAGCTAAATTTCCAGTTGCTTTAGCTAACTTCTCACTACTAAGTTCTCTTATATAATTATCTTCTAAACCAAAGGATTTTATTAAATTTTGTGATTTTTCTGGCAAGTTACCAAATCTTGCATTGTTTATTTGTTCAAGTGTAGTATCTCGCCCAGTCTTCATAATACCACTGCCAATCTTATCTAGCATATCACCAGTCGCATATGGGTTTGATATTTCTGCACCTATGCTAGACCCAACCATTGTACCAATTTGTCCTGCAGTTCCTTGTAAGGCTTGTTGTGCTATAATCTCTTGTGCTGATAAAAATCCAGGTGGTAAGTTACCAATCTTTCTGTACTTTTCCATCATGTCTTCGTCATATTCATCGCCTGGTTTATATGTTCTTTCTCCAGTCTTTATCTTCTTTGCCCATTGAAATACTGGAAAAGCATCTGTACCATATAGTCTTTGTATGTCTTGATCTGACATAGTTGGAGTTTGTGACTTTACTTGATAGACATTGTAGTTGATTGGAATATTGTCATCATCATCGTTTGATGTAGTGCCATCAAGATTTAAAATATTGTTAAATACACCAAATTCGTCATCTACTGCCATAAAACTCTCCTTATGTAATCTCTAAGAAACTGCCAACAACGTGAAGTCTATTTGATGCTCCTGCAGTAACCTTTAAAATTTCACTCTCCATAACAACCAATGGTTGTGTTAGCAATTCTTCTGTGGCGTTTGACGCTACACTCTTTACCTTATATACACTAAAAACTGCACTGGCACTATCAGTAATTGTCAAGGTGATTGTATCAGAGCTACCACTATCGTTAGAAACAAGTATAGATTTAAATATTGCAGTGTGTGCGGCTGGAGCAGTATATAATGTAGTTACATTTGTATTTACTAAATCTACCTTTGCATTTTTGTAATTATTAGCCATTAAACCAACTCACTGCTTCTGATTTATTTTCTGCATCTTTTGTTGCACCACTTGTGGTAAGTTCATTTGATTTTTGTTGTAATTCTAGAGATTGGATAAGTTGTCTTGCCCATCTAAGATAATTATCTATTCCTGTAGGTGATGGAAGCCTAATCATCTCATACCATCTTTTCTAGCGTTTATTCTAAAATCGCCTAGTAACCATTGATCTTGTGTTCCAGTACTAAAAAATCTAATAGCCATTTGCCTACCTTTTGCTCTTGTGCTTATCTTTTGTGTCTCTGAAGTTACTGTAAATGCACCCTTTGTAATTTCTGTAGCGTTAGGATACTTTCTTGTTTTAAGTTGTATAAACAGATTTGTGTTACTATTCATGGTTGCATCTGGAATTATTTTATCAACTAAAAACAAATTTTCTCCTGCAGAATCTAATTCTACATCACCTGATTCTATGTGTGCATTCATGGCACTACCATTATCACTAGTTCCAGTTTCGTGATTATATAATTTACCATCAGCGTCAAAAGCAAAAGGCACTTGTCTAAAGCCTTGTGCATCATGCCATACGTTCCTTGCTAAAGATCCAATAGTCCAAGCACCATCTTGATAATTGAATGTTACATAACTATCAGGCTCTGGGTTGTCTTCTACTGTATTATCTTCGCTGACATAGAACCAAGTCACTTCATTATATTTTTTATTGTGACCTACATATATTTTATCAAAATATCTTTTTTGCATTCTATCAAATACATAATACTGCACTGAACATGGTAACTCTTTTATTACGCCATCATAAACAAAGAAATTGCTCCTACCTATCCAATAAACATCTCCATCAACATTAGCAGTTCCATGTAAAGCTACTGCTCCACAATTCACTGCTAAAAGTCTAAAAGAAAACGTAAAGGGCGGCCCGACAAAGTTCATACCATATGCGGCTTCATCAGTTTGTATAAACATCTCATCTTTTGTAGGTGTTAGTGCAATTATTTTTGAGCCTATTTCAAGCCTTTGGTCACCTGCAGTATTGGTGGATGTAGGCGTAAATACTGTAAAATCTTCTTGATCTGAAAATCTTACTAACATTGGATCTATTTCACCATTAGTTAAATCATTTGTTCCCCCAGCTATTACATGACGATCTGGAAAAGACACTGCTATTGTTCTTATTTTTGTAGGTATACCACTGGCACCAGACAAAGAAGAGGCTAATACTGCTCTAGCATCATCTCCTAAAGACGTATCCCAATAATATAATCTACCACCTCTGTTATTTATAAGCACATCTTCACCAAATAATTCAAGTGACCAATTAGTCGCATCTATACTTACACTGCTTGATGCCACATCTCTAGCAGTACCCCAAGTGCCTTCACCCCAAGACCCAACACCATATCCAAGTGCTGGATCTGAACTTTCAAAACCTACGCCTTCTGAATTGCCAATTAAATATTGTATATCTATTGCAGTTCCACCACCAGTTGCTCCACTACTTGCTTGGCTACCAGCTACAAATGTGTATGTGTTATCATCTACCTTAGTTATTTGGTAGCCTTCTAGTCTGTTTAAAGTATCTGCACTTATCCCACCAACTGCAGTCGCATCCTTGATAACTATAAAATCATTAGTTTGTGCACCATGACTTGTATCTGTAACAGTTACAACTGAACTACCATTAGTCACTACTAAAGGATTAGTCATATTGCTAGTTGTCTTTCTTAATGGTGTAATATCATTAAATACGCCATTATTAATTACATACAAATGATTATGTGTACCTACAATAATTCTATCAAAACTATCTGATATAGCTCTCCAAGCCACTAAATGTTTTGGCTTACCAGTTACAGTTGTTGGAGTGTCTTGATCTGCAGTGAATGCATATGTTTCTTCTAGCCATCCACCTACTTTTTCTGGAAAGCCATTTCTAAATCTAACAAGATTACCATCTGTATAAAAACCAGCTTGACCAGAAGCATATTCTGTTATGTCTTTTACTATTCCAGCTTTAAATTGTAATGGTACTAAAGGCATTATGCTACATTCCTCATTCTCTCACAAAGTCTTTGTGCTCTATTTGGAACCTGTCTTGCCCATTTTGAGTCTTCCATTTGAATTGCGGCTTCAATCCAGTTCGCATCCATCACGGCTTCATACATTTTACGAAATTTGGTCAATCTTGGGCGGCCCAGATTAAACATCATATTTGCAATTATTCTTTTTGCATCTTCTGGAAGATCATCAAAATGTTCATATAGTATTCTGCAATCTTCAATAACCTTCTCTAAATCTTGCTCAAAACACTCGCTAACTCTTTCTTCGCTTACTTCTGTGCCTACATCCATATCATTCTCTGGATCTGTAGCTTTACATAAATGCCCGCAGCCAAAAGTTTTGTAACCTAAATGATCTAAGTATATTTCGTATTTTACTCCTTCATCGGCTATCAATTCGTTTTTTAATTTATCTATGTCCATTATTTACCTTGCCTACGTTTTACACATTGTACATGACGATAATAAAAATAATTACCAATTTTATTAAAGAATTTTGACAATTTCAACCATGTCCACATCACTTTTTCATATTCTCTCTGGCTATACCTTTTGTTTTTTCAAATGATCTCATGCCACCAAGTCCCAGAAGCGAAAGCGTTAAAGTCATAAGTTCACCAGTATTAAGTTCTGGAAGCAAAACCTCTGGAGCCCAGACACTTGTTGCCCATTCTGCTATAGGCATAATAAAAAACTGTGTAAATAAACCTAAAGCACATATCCACATAATCGCTGGTCGTGCTCCTGCAACAAATAAGCTAGGATGTTTCGCTTGTTGTACGTTAGCCTCTATTTGACCTTTTGCAAGTTCCTGAGCGTGTTTCTGTGCAATAGTGGCTAGATCGTGTGCCAACTTGTTCTTTTGGTCTTTATCCTCAATAAATTTACCAAGAAGGTTTGAAACTGGCCCGATTAGTGCGGTGAGCATTTGCATTCCTTTCTTCTAAACTTGCTATCTATCCAAACTTTACCATAATAAAGGATAAATAACCACAATGTAAATAATGCACCTTCTAGATAACTAAGATCATTCCATGCATCTAATATCATATTTTCCATTTCAGCCTCCCTACAGGTAGTTTTTGGCATCTATATTTTGTTGATTTCCATAATGGATAATATTGATGCACTTGTCTACTAATTGCTAAAGCTCTTTGTTTACACTCAAACTCTGTTTCATATGGTCCCAGTTGATCCTCTAGGACTTGACAATTATTTGGTATTCCTATTACACAAATAGTTACCAAAGCCTTAAACATTATTTTCTACTCATAAAAGCCGATGCACCCATATATGCACCTACTATTCCAGCACCAGAAATGTAAAAAAGATTAGATATATCACTCATCGCTTCTAGCCTATCTAGAGGAATAAAGAAACAAGCTACTGTAAACACACCCATACCAATTAGTGTATATCGTGCAATTCTCAATTGAGCCAGTTGTTTTCTTAGAAGTTGTTCTGTTTCTTTGATAGATTTAGCATTTTCAAGCTCGGCATCTGTAACAACACCATCTCCATCAATGTCATATTCATTATATTTGCTATTTTTCTGTAATGATTTTTTTGCCATTAATATAATCTCTCTTATTTAAATGGTTCGCCTGAAAACCAAGCAACTAATGAATATCTAATTCCTTTTGTTACTGATCTAACTCTATGTAACATATAAGAAGGAAATACAATAACAGTACCCATTTTTTCTTTAATTAAATTATTATCGTGGTCAAAAAATTCAAACTCACCTCCTTCATAATTTTCATTAAGTATAATGGTCATAGATAACTTTCTTGTTGTTCCATGTATAAGTTCATCTTCTGGTATATTAAGTCTAGTAAATCCATTACCATCTTGATGAAAGTCGTAAAACCCATTCTTTCTATATCTAGTTATCTGCATAGCTTCACAAGCACTTATTTGAAAATTCCAATTTGAATTTACATTTGCAGTATTAAGAAAATCCCAACAAATGTCGTAAAGCCAATCATCATCAGACCAAGCCACATCTGAACTTCTTATTTCTGTGGCTACAGTTCCTGCACTGTCCTCTTTCTTTACTATTCTACCTTTTATCCATTTCTCTTTACCTAAATCTATTATACGTTGACACGTTTCTTTATTAAGGACATTTTTAAAAACCCAGAACATATGTTCTGCATTTGGCACAGTTCGTATATTTTGTTCAGCTATCTGCATTTTTTAATCTCTAATATTTCCAGAAGGCACAGAAATATAAAAATGTGTTATTGAATACCTACCATAGCCAACTTCTTTTGGTTCTGTTTTCATCTTAATTCGGGTTACTCTATGTTCAAACATAGAAGGAAAAAATATTGCTCTATTGTGTTTTAGTTTTACTTTCAGTTTAGAGTCAGTAAATTCAAAATCACCACCATTAAATAGTCTTGGTTCTTTTACAAACCATATAAGCATAGTCCATGCATAATTATCGTAGTGTGCATCATAATATTCACTATCTTCATAATAATGAATCAATGTACTATCTGAATTTGTAGAAAAAAAGCTATTACAAAAAGGTTTTATTTGTCCTACAATATCATGGAATTCTGGTGTTCTTTGTTTATACATATAATTAAAAACATGACTTCTTTGTAGTCCTTTTTGTGTAAAAAACTCTTGAATGTGAAAACGAGATGCTTTGGATTTTGGTGTGCCATCATCATATGTTGCAACATAAGTATTTTCTGCTCTTTCAATATTATCTTGAGATGAATACCAATCTAATTCTTTCCAAATATTTTTTTCTTCATTAGGTGTATACCACTTATCAAAGAGTACAAAAGGTGTTTTGCCATCTTTCATAACTTTTACTTTCCATTTCTGTCGTGGTGTTTCTATAGTTCTATTTGCAGAAGATGTAGATTGAATAAGATTAGGATTTGCAGAAGACTTAAGTCTAATATTGTTAGTTAAATCATTCATTGTTTTTTCCCCTTTTAAACATAATGACTTTTTTAAAATCTAACATATAAAAGGTTCTTTTACAAATATTAAGGATTTATCTAATAAGCATTGCCATTTGTGATTGCATTATTAACTGTCGTCATATCTTCAGTTGTCCAAACATCATAGGCAACCAAAGTCTCTAAAAAAGCCGTATTATGGCTGACAACGTCTCGTTTATAATCATCTGACATTGTGTCAAGTTCTTCTTGAGACATAGTTACAACATTACCACTTATTATTTCTTGAATCTTTGATGCAAAATCTTGCATATCATTATATGCATTTTGTCTAAAATTAGCATCATTAATCAACAAATTTTCACTATCTGTTGGGTAAACATAAGTTGGCATTTTTTAAAACTCCTATAATTTTATCTAAAAACTAAGGTCTGGTGGGGGATTTTGTGAAGTGTAAAAAGTAACCTTGACATATCCTGCACCACCATTACCACCACTTCTTATGCCCATGTTAGAACCTGCTCCACCTCCACCTGCTCCAATGCCACCTGCACCACCAGGTGAATTGTTAGGATTAGCTCCACCCGAGCCTACTGGCGATGAACCACCTGCACCACCTGATAGCGAACCTGAACCCATTCCATTTCCACCAGAATTACCAGTGTTTGCAGTCACATTATAAACACTTCCACCTGTGCTTGTGCCTCCACCTGAACCACCAGTTGTTGGAGCCGTACCTCCACTACCACCATTACCAGTAGCTATAGTTGACCCAGCAAGTGTAACACGAGTACTTTGACCTGCATTACCAGGTTTACCAACATTCGGACCACCAGTAAACATTCCTACACCAGCACCACCTGAACCACGAATTGCACTTACAGTTTGTCCAGCACTAACATTATGGTAAGCAATGACGTTACCACCAGCTCCACCACCACCACCATTAAAGTTAAACATTCCACCAGCACCAGCACCTCCACCACCAGCACCAACAAGTTGAACACCAATAGCTTGAACATTATCTGCAATAGTTATGTTACTTGTACCAGCACCACTAAATGTTTGAGGGTCTGGTGGAGCATTGCTAGTACCACCAAAATCTGCTGACATTGTAATTGCACCAGAACCTGGAGCGTTACCTTTTCCATAGTATTCTGAAAGAGATATAGGGTTAGAACCACCAAACTCTGATTGAATTTGAGATAAACTTATTGCTGAGCCAACTGATGGTAGAGCCATTTATTATCTCCCTTTAAGTTCGTCTATTTCTGCTTTTAATTCTTTAATTGATTCTATCAATACTGCACATATTTTGCCATAATCAACTGATTTGGTTTGCATTTCATCATCTGCCGTAAGAACAACTTCTGGTAAAATAGCTTCCATATCTTGTGCTAATACACCAACTTGAGTTCTTGCATCTTCTATATCATTTCTTTTATATGATACACCTTGCATTTGCATAACTTTTGGCAAAGCATTTGTTATTGGCTCAATATCTGTTTTAAGTCTTTTATCAGAAAAGGCAGTTACATCATTATTAAATGTTGCCGCTCCTGCTCCAGACATATCAAGAGTAAGAGCAGTTATAGTTGAACCACCATCATTCCCTTTGAAGATAAGGTCTTTATCTGAAACTTTTGAACCAATCACAGCATTACTTGAACTATTAGATATGTCTAAAATAGAAGTTCCACCATCTTTAAATATTAACTCTCCACCATCAGCATCAAGACTAATAGATGCCCCAGCATCTATGGTGAAAGCTCCACTATCAGATATGGTAGAACCATTTATTGTTATGTCATCAACTGTAAGTTGCCCACCTGTAATAGTACCTGTAGTTGTAATGGCAGAAGAACCATTATCTATAGCACCAAAGCCAGATGTTATTGAACCAGAATTTAATGCTCCAGTTGTAACAATGTCACTGCCACCAGCTAATGGACTAAATAATGAAGCTAGAGCAGTACCACCTAAGGTAATTGCATCTGCTTCTAATGTTCCATCTATATCTGCATCTCCAGAAACATCTAATGAACCTGCATCAAGTTCTCCAGTTAATGTTATATTTCTAAATGATGCCACATCTTTGTTAGCATCTGCAGTTACAACTTTACTTGCAACAACAACACCAACTGATTGACCAGTATCACTGTAATTTAATTCTGCACCAGTTGCAGTAACACTTGTACCATCTATTGAAATAGCATCTGTTTCTAAAGTACCATTGATATCCATGTTACCTTCAAGGTCAATATCACCATTTACAATTAAATCATCTGTAACTGTTAAATCATCTTGTACTTTTAAATCTACTACATTTAGAGAAGCAAAAGCATCTACAACTGCCGCTCCGCTGCCAGCACCATCTAAGTATACTGCTTTAGTATCTCCAGGTGGTATAGTTATGTTTGCACCAAGACCTTGACTTATTATTATGTTTTGTGATCCACTAGTAGCATTTTCTATAAATTGCATACGTTTCATAGTATTTGGTGCAATTGTAATTGTACAAGCACTATCTAGTGTACCAGTGTATCTAAGATACATAGCTCTACCAGCATCACTTGCACCATCAGCAACTGTTGTGTCATGAGTATCAGCATTTGTTGTTATAGCTTCTGTGCCAAAACCAAGAGCTTCACCAATCAGTTCCAGATTAGTATTTGTTGTTGTTCCCCATGTACCACTGGCATCACCAGTTGCCATTTCGTTTAATCTAAGATTATTGACGTAGCTACTAGCCATTTACTTACTCCTTTAAGCTATAGTTATGATAGCATTTGCACCCGCTGCAGGAAAAACAATTCTAAATGTACCAGATGAAACTGTAAAGTCTCCACCAAAGTTCAATACTGCTATTGCTTTGTCACTTGCAGAGTTATTATATATCAATGCACCTCTAGCAGTAAATGATGCACTTGTCCATGTAGGATCAGCGGCATCAAAGAATGCAGTTGTACCACTTGTTGATACAGTTTTACTTGTTAATGCTTCACCACCAGTTGTGTAACCATTACCACTAGCTACCTCATTTGAGGTTGTATATGCAGTCGTTGAAGCGTCTAATGATGCAGAACTTGTATAAAGAGCTATCTTTAATGTATCTGCCGCTAAATCGTGAACCTCATCTAAAATTTCTGCTTTAAATGATGTACACATTGCTTGTGTTATCGCCATTGTTAAATACCTCCTTCGTATTCTGCTTGATAATTACGTTGCATCTCTTGCTGAAACAATGCTATTGCCTCATCAAATTGAGCCTTATACAAGTTTACACTATCCTGAGCTTTAAGAAAAGAGGAACTTTCCAACAAACAAGCAGTTAGCAAAACTTGCTCTGCATTATCTCCTATCCAACTAGTGAGGTTACTAGGAGACAATCCCGTTTCTAGACCTATAAAGTCTACTTCATATGCTAAAGTAGCACTTGGTGAAGGTGCTAATAAAATTTTGATTCCAGATGTATCTGCTTCACTTGTCGCATACATAAATGGAACTCCAGATGTACTTGCATTTGGTGTAAAATCTCTAAGATAGCTATCTACTCTATGTTTTAAGTAAATTACATCACTATTTGCTTGAGTGACTGCAACTTGTCTAATCATTCTCGCACCACTTACAGAATACTCTTTTGTACCTATAACTAAATTTCCAGAAAGTTTTTTTCTATAACAAGGTAAATTAGGCAATCTTCCAAATATCATACTTTCAGCTTGTGTTATTATTGTAGGTATTGATGTTTCAAATTCTGTTCCATCATCTTCTAAATAATTTTTAATATTTGTTACTAAACTTGTATAATTCATTTAATTACCCCATGTTCCATCATTCCATGCTCCTTCACCAAACCCAGGATTGATCGCCACACTTTCAGTTCCTACTGCAGTAGTTCCAGCAACTCCAGTGGTTGGAACATCTGTATCTAGACTTACTGTACCAATTCCACCAGTTCCTGCAACTCCACTTTCTGTTAATTCATTTTCTGGAACATAAGTTCCTATTGCAGTTGTTCCTTGTACTGCATCTACTGGATTTGGCCCGTTAAATATGTCTATGCTACTTTCACCTACACCACCAGTTGCCTTAACCTCACCATCTCCACCCCATTCAGCATATCCAAATGGATTTTCACCCCAACCATTAGTATTTGATTCTGGTATAACAGATTCAGCAATTTCTGTACCTGTGTTTGCAGTACCTACTGCACTTGTTGGCGTGATGGTAAGATTGAGTGTGCCATTTCCTTCTTCGCCAAAAGTACCTATAGCACCAGTTCCAGCAACTCCAGTTGCAATCACATTAGATTGACCAACCTCTGCTCCTGTAGCAGTAGTTCCCACTACACCACTAGAGATTACATCTGACTGTGGTGCTGAAGTGCCAATTGCCCCAGTTCCATCTACTCCACCATTTGGTAGATCAAATATTCTATCATGTTCAATTGTTTCAGTGCCAGTCGCACCCGTTGCTTGAACACCAGTGGTAACTGCACCAGTTTGATAATCACCAATCGCAGTTGTGCCTACAGTTCCACTTGGACTTACATCTACTTGATCTTCTGCAACTACAGTTCCAATAGCTCCAGTGGCTTGAACTCCATCAACACCAAGACCCGCGGCTGCCGATCCTACTGCACTTGTACCTTGTACTCCTGTTTGCTCTTCTTCTACAAATAATGACACAGTTCCAACGCTTGTAAGTGCATTTATGTGTGTGCCTATTTGAGATCTCTCAACCCTTGATAAAAATATGTTGCTCGTAAAGGCAAAATTTATAACTACATTTTCTGGATCATTATCTGGTCTTGGGTTTCGTAAAGCAGTTGCATCTACTACATTTGTAGCTGGAGTTAGTTGTGGGTGCTTTGGATCGTACTCTGAAGGCTCTACTCTTAAATTATCCCAAGTAGTTTTCAATTGGGTATAAGGTATCTTTGCTCCACTTATGTCGCTTATGGCTTTAGATTTTTTTCCTGAAGCAAAGTTAGCCATTATCTTAGGTTGAGTCCTGTAGGTTGTAATTTAAGAGAAACGCCATCATTATCGTTAGATGATGCATATTCAAAAGCCTCTTTATACAATCCACTTAATAATGGAAACTTATCAGGTGCAAACTTGACTGATAACTTACTTGCAAGTCCAGCACATATGCACTCTGACCATGTATAAGGTATGTCTGCATCTTGATTAGATAGCGTTACATCGTCTAATTGTGTCATTGCCCAATAATTTAATCTGTAAGTACCAATATCTGGTGTTTGCCAAACATATATTTTGTAAATATTGTTAGATCCAGTTTGCCTACCTTTGTCCAACATATATTGATTTGGTTTTCCAGTATTTGATTTGTTTGGTATTTGATTATATTCAGATATTGTAACTCTGTTAAGTATTGTATCTGTTCTAGTAGCATCTGCTGAATTGTAGATTACAACATCTAGAAAGTCTAAAATACCTGCGGGTAGATCATAAGAACTTGTACCTTGAGCTAAATTCAAAGTATTTTGAGTTACTGCCCAATAATTTATGCCACGATTTGCCCATTCTGAGAATAATAAGTTGAGGCTACGCCTTGCAGATATGGCTTGATCTCCAGTTCTTGTCTGAATATCAAGACCACATCTTTCATAAGCCTCAGTTATTATTTCTTCTATATTAGGTCTAAATGCAACTGTGTTTGATGTTGCCATATTTCACTCTAATATTTCTTAGTCATTGTTAAAACAATTTGATACGAATCACCACTTCCTGCACCAGTTGTGGTAAACATTATATCACCACTTGGACTTGTGCCAGTCTGCTTTGTGTTAGGTAAACCACCAACATCTGTGTAGTCTACCTCACCACTTTGACCCTCATCAAGATTCAGCATAATAATATCAGAATCAGCATCTGCTAAAACTCTTACAGTCATGCCTTTAACAACCCAAGTACACTTTGTAATTTTAACTCCAGTACATGGACTGCCATTGGCGTTTGATTGTAATGTTGAAACATCTACCTTTTTAACTGCAGATTCATCTCCAGTATCTACATACTGATATTGAAATGCCATAACGATTTGACGAGTATTTTCAGAAAGTATAGTGCTTGATGTTATATCAGCCATTAGTACCTCCTATTAACTATCAGCAAAAGGTGTCGCTACTGTTCCAGAACCAATCAATACGCCTTGCACTAGATATTCAGCAGTTGCAAGTGCAGTAATCTCAACATATGAATTTTTGTCACCACCTTGTGTGCCACCATTTAATGATATTACATCATTTGTAGCTCCTGGAATAAAGGATTTTTTTGATCCATCTGTGACTGCAACCATGACTGATCCAACATATTTGTCAGTTCCATCAGTTTTGATATCTAAGTCTGTTGCATCTGTGCCTATAAAGAATGTATATTTTGCACCTAATTCTGCAGATACGATAGAAGGTAATGTTATTGCACCATCTGCATCATTGACTTCTATAATACGACCAGCATGATCATTAAATGTTAAAGTTGTTTCTGCAGTAATGTTTTTTATGTTATTAGAACCAGCAGATATAAAACCATTATTGGATACTACGGGTCCTGAAAAAGTTGATTTAGCCATGTCAATCTCCTTGTCTTGGCAAATGTCTGCTTTCGCAGTCAAGGGTTATGTTTAGGAGAGGAGTTACCCCCTCTCCCATCTTAGTTTCTTATGCGGCACCTTCTGTTCCGAAAATTCCACGCCAATCAGTAAAACCAAAAGAATATCTTTCTCTTACTTTATAGCGTACATTTCCAGTCTCAAATTCACCTTCCATGCCTTTTTTCATAGGACTTCTTTGGAACATTTTAAGACCATCTGGTACATCTGTCTTGATAAAGAACTGATCAGAATCTGTTAAACGTCTCATTACATGGTATCCTTGAGGTAGGTAACCACCTGACTTGATAGCATTTAAGTCGTTATCTGCAGTTCCAGTTCTTAATTGACTTTCAAGTAATCTCTCAGCTACGAAAGTATAAGCAGTAGGAATAATTAACATTGTTCCTTGTGCGGCGATCCTAAGACCACGATCATCTTTCATATCAGCAATATTTATCAAGATACTTTCTAATGAAGTTTCAGATAAATCTGCCGCAGTAGCCAAAGTATTACTTTGGTTGCCATTTTGAGTTGGATGTGCAGTATTCAATAATGATACTCCATCTCCACCTGCAGTTGTAGTAGCTTGGTTTAAGATAGTTGCGGCTTTGATTTCTTTGGTTGTTGCCATAGATCTCGCTAACGCTTTTGTATATCTTGAAGCTAGTGAACCATAAAGTCCATCTTCTTCAGCTTCTTCTGTAACAGAGAAAGCCAACGCTACTGTTTCATGTTGATATCTAGCAGTCCATTGTTGAGAAGCAGAATCATAACTGACTCCAGCACCCTCATCTTTTGTTGGAGCCGCACCAAAGCCTGTCAACAATACATCTTCCTCAAATGCTTTTTGAGAAGTATTGCTTTCAAATACTTGTGTGTACTCTGGTGGATAGCTATCATACTCTAACCCGAACAAGGTGTTTAAACCAGGCTCAAGCATTTTTGCAAATTGTGCTCTATTCATTGCCATTGTTTAAATCTCCCTATATTCCAGCACTATCTTTGAGCAAGTGCTCATTGATAAGTACTTCCATTATTGCATTTGTACCAAAGGCATTATCTGGTGTTTCTAACAGACTTATGATCTTAGCAGTCGCAGTGCCTGCCGCCATAGTTCCTGATAATTCAAAACCAGATTGACCTGTAGTAGTAGATCCAGCACCAGCAACAAGGTCACAACAGTTTCCTATGTTAGTCTGTGCAGGAGCTCCTGCTGATTGAGCTTTAAACACTGTATATGGATCGTCATATACATATGCTTTTATATTCGTTGCAACTGTTCCTGACGGCCAGTATTGCGAATATACATAAGATCCATCTGTAGCAGTGTAGGATACTCCACCAAATACGCCTATATTATTTACCTCTGTAGCTGAATGAGGTGTTAAAACTCCATCTGAAGTTATAATAACTACATCACCTGTGAAGATGTTTTCAGCTAACCCTGAAGTTATAGTATATACGTTGGCTCTAGAATAACCATTACCACTAAGATGACGAACGGGCATTAACCCGAAAGCGGCGTCTACATTTGCCATTTTTTCTTCTCCTAGTTAAGTTTGATCTTCCATGACAGAAACTTGTCTGCCACCACTAACTGAACTTTTTCTCTCTTGATAGATTTTTTGTCCAGACTTTTGCTCTAAAGCAGTCAGATCGCTAGTTAAAGATTGGTTTTGTTCTACGCTTTTGCCTGCATAATAACTTTTCATCTGCCGATGTTTCTCTATTGGCATTTCACATAGAAGCATACCTTCTATACCTATACAACCTTCCCATTGCCCGTGATTAATAGTCGGAAACAACTGATTCTTCACAGTACTCGCAGGTCTAGCTTCCCACCCTTCTCGCATACGTTTGTATACGTTATCAGGTGTGTCCTTTCCCTGTATTGACGTAGCTACCCATCGTTGTACGAAACCAGGTCTAGCATCTGGTGCATCTAACAACGCTGGAGGTGTCCATGATGCTTGAGGTCTACTCTCTATATCACGAACATTTTCTCTTACTTCTTGTGCTCTAACATTTCTCTTCTCAGTCATATCTAGCTCCTTTGACTTTTTTGTATT